TCAATTTCAACGAAAAACTAATTATAAAAATTATATAATCATGAAAAACAATCTGAAAAAAGAGACAAAACGTCTTAAAAACGACACAACAAAAGTCAAAAAATCCGGTCGTGTTTATCACAGACTCAATTGCAAAAACACTTTACGGCTAACCATGTGTAACCGTTTTCAAGAGATAACTCTTTTTGGAAGAAACGGATTTGAATGGGGTATTATTATAGCCCAGAGATGCAATCCAGCCCATATCGAAAAGATAATAATGTTCCAGGACAGAAGAGCTGCATTAAAAGAATTTAAAAAATACATAAAACTTTATTAATATGAAAAAGATAATTTTGTTTATAATTCTCAGTTTTGGTTTGGTTTGTACATCATGTGCAAAAAGTCCTCTTCAAACTTATCTTGACAAGGCCAAAAACGTTGAAGACTATCCTGGTGTTTATGCCATTGACATAGACTTTGATGCAATATCTTATGTTTATTTTGGTCATAAGTCTCAAAACAACTACATAGAATACTTCAATTCGGACCAGTTTGATTGGGAACAGATGGACAGCATTGTCCATTCTGTAACAGATACTGCGGCAATTTACATCTATATGGACAGTACATTGGTTGACGAATTCAATGAAGACTATAAAGCTTGGATTGACAATGATTTACCTTATGATGAATTATTGGAAATGTCTTATCAGTGGTGTATTGTCACTAACGGAAGTTATTTTATGTTGGCAAAGAAAGAATTTGACTGATGCTTACAGAAGAAGACAAAGCAAGATATATCAATTTGTTTCTCCAGAGAAAAGAAGAACTCTATCAACAGATAAAGGATAATCCTTCTATGAAATCAAAATACGAGAAACAGATAGAGAACATCCAAGCTTGGATTGAATGCACAGAAGAAAGTTAACAATCAAAAAATAAAAAGTCATGGCAAAATTAACAAATCTTATCAAACTGGAAAAAAAGAATTCTGAATTTGTAGGTAAATACAAAGATATTTTCCTAAACAAGAAGAAGGGTATTGTTTCACGGCGTGTGTGGGACCGTAAAGGCAATCAAATGATTGATATCAAAGGTCCTGCAGAAGAAGTCGAAGAAAAATACAATAAATGGAAAGAAGAAAACTGTACCGTAGTCAAACCCAAATACCAATGTCCTGACGGTTTTGTTGGTACTATGGAACGTATCTGGAATGAAGCCGAAAATGGCAATCTTCACGGTTGTCAAGTAAGCGCGTAATTAATACAATAACAAGATAAAGCTGCCTCGGTAGAGGTATAAGAGTAAGTTGGGGGCATCGCTCAGTGGATCTTTGTCTTGTTGTTTTAACATTAATGTTTTATGTATCATGTTAATATAAAAAGCCCTTTCAAATTAAGTGTTGATTTAGGTATAAATGACTTGACTGCTCTTCAACTAATACACTCATCATCTTCTTTTTATGACTCTATATTAGGAATCAATAACATGCCTACAGGCACTCCAAGCGGTACAAAAGAAGAAAAACAAACCGAAACAGAATTAAACCTGTTTCCTAAAAAGAAACATTATCAATTAAATTTTAATTATTAATAATTAAAAATTTAAACAAAAATGAAAAGAATCGTTGCTATTTTACAAGGTAAACTTGAAGAAGTTAAACTTAACAACAAAGTTAAACGTGTTGAGAGTGCTCTCAATAATGCTAAACTTAACGCAGAAACTGAGCTTCTTGCTATTGAAGACCAAATGACTGCCACTGTTGAAAAGCTTACTAATGCTGATGTTAATATCAATGAAGTTATTACTGAATTACAGCATTGTATCAACAGACAGCATGAGATTAACGAAGGTCTCAAAAACATTGAAGAAATTAACAACTATCTTAATGAGCAGGTTTCTGTAAATAAATAAAACAACAGCTTCCTAAAAATAGGAAGCTTGATGCTCTGATGGTGGAATTGGTAGACACGAGGGACTTAAAATCCCTTGCCCGCAAGGGCGTGTGGGTTCAAGTCCCACTCGGAGTACTAAATTAAATTAAATAATTATGATTACAGAAGATTATGTTTCATTTGAAGTTGCAAAACTCCTTAAAGAAAAAGGATTTGATGAAATTGAATGCAACACTTGCTATAAATGGAATGGCAATTTTTGTAATAATAGGAGAAGCATGTCTGGGATAGATAAGGAAATATGCTATCAAGCTCCTACTCATCAAATGGCTCTCAAATGGTTAAGAGAAGCACATAGTAAGAATATAATACTTGATATGGTTCCTCTAGACGAAGATTCTTATGTTTTATGGACATTTAATGTATATTGTAATAAAAATTATAAAATTATGTGGGGAACTAAACAACCTAAATATAATACTTATGAAGATGCAATTGAGGCAGCAATTAAATATTGTTTAACCAATCTAATTTAAATAATTATGAAAGAACAAATTATTCAAATTCCAGATACTCTGGAAATAAAAGAAATTAAAGATGGTAAGATTATTCTTGTTGAAAAAGAAAAGAAACTTACTTATGATGATGTAGCAAGAAAGTTATTTCTTGATGGTGGTGAAATGCATTTTTATATTGATATGGGTGGATATATTACTACTATCGTTAATAGAAAGTTTAATTATTCTTGTAAAAATAATGCTAATTCTGAAAAACAATTAGAAAAACTTCTTGCTATTAATATGCTAATGAATGTTGCTAAATATCTTAATGATGGTTGGCAACCTGATTGGAATAAAGCAGATGCTAAATATTGTATTAGCATTAATAATGATAAAATAGGAATTGATTTTGTTTCAACAAAAAACTATGTAGACGTTTATTTTATATCTAAAGAATTGGCTGAACAAGCAATAGAAATTCTTGGTGAAGAAACAATAAAACTTGCACTTTGTACTGATTATTAAAAATAATTTATTATGAATATAGCAAAAATTTTAAAAGATTGTCCAAAAGGAACTAAACTTTATTCTCCTGTATATGGAGATGTTTATCTTTTACATGTTATAGATGCTCCATATTCTATAGTTGTAAAACCTGGTAATGATAATGATTATACTGTGTCTTTTGCTCCAGATGGAAGACTAAATGCTAATTTTAATGGCGAATGTGTATTATTTCCATCTAAAGAAAATAGAGATTGGTCTACATTTGAAGAACCTAAAAAAGAATATGATTTTAGACCTTTTGATAAAGTACTTGTAAGAGATTGTGATAATAATGTTTGGCAAGTAGATTTCTTTGCTTATATTAGTATTTCTAATTATAAATATCAAGCTATGACAGGTGCTTGGAAACAATGTATTCCGTTTGAAGGTAATGAACATTTATTAGGAACTTCAAATCCTGCTTAAATGATTGTCCTATGGTGTAATGGTAACACTAAACATGCTTGTGGATTAGCATAACGGCAATGCACCTCACTTTGGATGAGGTAATAGTAGTTCGACTCTACTATCCACAACTAATTTGATAGTACAAATTTAGCTTCAACTGGACAAAAGATAGCATTTGAGGATGAACCGATTAAAATTTGACAATATGACAAATGAAGAGAAAATAAATAGATATTGCAAAAAGTTCCGTTCAGAAGGATATGCAACTAAGGATAATGTTAAAAAATGGTTACTATATATTGCAAAGTGGAAAGACAAGCAGTTTGAGGACATCAAAGACGAAATTAAAGTTGATGCGAAGAAAGAACTCGCTTGGGAAATCCACGAGAAAATAGCCAATGATGCAACGCTTGTTGAGTTAGACAACTACGTCTGTGGTATCTGTGATTTTTGAAACAAACAAAAAAGAAAAAAAACCATCTAAAACACAATAACATGACACAAGAAGATAAAGAACTCTTATTAAAAGACCTCTGTGCAAGGTTGCCTTACGAGGTAATAGTAAAATATAAAAGCCGAGAGAAAGAAGGAAATGTAAAAATAACGTCTGGTAACATTGGATATGTTGCTGAACTTGGCAATGGTTGGTGGAAAGAATGTAAGCCATATCTCCGCCCAATGGCGAGTATGACTGAGGAAGAAGAAAATGAATACAGAGCAATAAATTGTTATGAAGGATTATTCCCTCATAATGAGGATGCTCTTGACTATGTTCTGTCCCATCACTTTGACTACCGTGGTTTGATTGAAAAAGGTCTCGCCCTTGAAGCACCTGAAGGAATGTATAAAAAATAAATTTAAAATGGATAAGATACGTAAAATAAAGTTTCCAGACCTTCTATTGGACAAACAGGATAAATCAGATAAGTATGGTTATCATTGGATTGAAACAAAGTACAAAGACCGTCGTACACAGACTTGTATCTTGTTGAGAGAAGAGAATGGAAAGGGATATTATCTTCCATTAAATCCCCCATATGAACTATGTAGAGAAGATAACTATCCAAGAGAAAATACTGGCCCTTATGTTACACAGCATTCTGAGCCAGAATATAAGGGACTCATGAAAACAGTTCCTGATGGTGTGTTTATGCCAACTTTGGAGTATTGCAACAATGTTTCTCCGAAAGAATGGTTCGATGCGTTCATTACAATATGCACCGAATTTCCAGAGAAGATAGACCATATTGCTAACTTCTCTTTTATGGTTAGTTCTGAAAATAAATTATATAATGGGTATTATCTTATATGCCATCCATTTATAAATTTCATTAAAAATGAAAATGGCAAAATATTATACAAAAATAGCATTAGTTGGTTAGTAAACGACACTAGTAACATCAAGATTGACGGTAATTATGTGAATCATACAGGAAATGTATTTTTTTATAAAAAGGAATATATGGAAGAGTGGTTTGGAGGAAATCTACTACCAATAATTATGATTTAAAACAATATATATGGCACAAGAAGAAAATTTCCTTCTACTTAAAGACCTTTGTGCAAGATTGCCTTATAATGTTAAGGTTGCAATAGATTTTAAATCATATTTAGAATTGCTACCAGATGACGATGATGATTCGGAATATCCATATAAGAAAAATTTAAACACTATTTTGAGGTGCAGCAATAAGAGTATAGACGATATTTCACAAGAGCCACATATTGTATACTCGTATATAGGTTCAGAAAGATTTAGTATGCTGAGAGGGTATGATAATCGCGAGTATGGGGTTCCTGTTGAACTTATTAAACCCTATCTTCGTCCAATGTCTTCTATGACTAAAGAAGAACGGGCTGAATATGAAGATATGTGTGATTCTTTTAGAGGAGAAGAATTCTATGAGCTTATAGATTGGGCAAACAAAAATATGTTTGACTATCGTGGCTTAATTCCAATGGGTCTTGCTCTCCCTGCAACGGAAGGAATGTATAACATTAAATAAAGATTATGGAACTTATAAATAAACCCACTATTATAGCGGAGATTGAAAAAAGAATCCGCTGTTTTCAAAAAGAAAAGGAATCTGAAAGGCAATGCCCATCACCAACACAGATGAATATAATCAGTCTTGATGCGAGAATCGCTATGCTTCAAGAAATCAAAGTATTCATTGACACTCTTAAAACGAAAGATGTTGATAAAATCATAGAATCAGCCGAAGACCATGCCTATTTTGCAGGCTTAGAAAAAATGCGAGAAAAAATAATGGCTAAGGCTGTTGATGCTGTTGTATCTCAAGTTCCTTGTGCGAATGAAATTATATTTTATTCTCCTCATATTACTTATAAAAACTCCAACATTGTTACAGATATGATGGACCTTGGACTTGAAAAGGGGGATTTGGTGAAACTTATTGTTGTTAAAACACAAAAAGAAGAATAAATATGGAACTAATAGACAAAGCCGCCGTAGTAGCGGAGATAGAAAAAATATACGCAGAAGAAAAGGCTATATTTGATGAACAATGTCGAGGTGGGTATGAGCCAAGCCCATCTCCTGCGGTAGTTTGTATGAAAATGGAACATTTGCTTTCTTTCATCAACACCCTTCAAGCGAAAGAAATAGACTTGGAGAACTATATTTCTAACAAATTGCTTGAACTCGGTGCTGATTTAATTAACCATAAGCCGTATTCTTTTAATCGTGGATTGAATGTAGGCAAGACAAATGCTTACAATGATATACTTGATAAACTTAACGCAAGAAAGGAGAACTAATATGTGTATAGCAAAGAAACATCCTCAGTGGTGCAGAATTACACCATGCGAGAAATGCCCTTTTTGGAAATAGGAAAGGAGAATAGTATGAAATACATTGACGCGGAAAAACTTTTAGTTAAGATAAAAGGACTACAATGTGAGCAAGGTTTTGAGGATGGAGAGACAGAACGAGGATATCAATTGGCAATAAAGAATATACTTGACATCATCGACTCTCTCCAACAGGAGCAAACGGAGGTGGATTTGGAAAAAGAGTTTAATAATTTTCTTGACAATATTGAAGGTGTACCTCAAATGTGGCATTCTGACGAGCAAATAGTATGGGCAAAGAGTATTGCTAAACACTTCTTTGAATTTGGCATTAGAACAAGAAAGGAAGAAGTCAAATGACTTATTTACTTTTTGGAATTACCTTTGTATACGGTGGATATTTTATAAATTGGTTGATAACCAAAGACAATAGCACAAAAGGAAATGAAAAGAGATAAGGCATGAAAGTAAACGAAACTCCAGAGAAGATTTATATAAATTCAAATCTTGAAAATAGAACATGGTTAATTGGTAAAGGTGACACTTCTTTTGTTGAATACACCCGCACTGATGCCTTTATTGAAAAGGCTTTAGCATACTTGCATAATAAGTTTTACTTTAATGATGTATTTTACGGAATTGTAAGTACTGATTTTAATGCTATGGAAGAAATGTATGAAGATTTTAAAAAGAACATGAAAGGAGAATAAAATGGCACATTGTTTATTATTATTTGTAGGAACTCAAGATAACCTACAAGAGATATTTAACAATGCTCCAGACTCTTCCTCAGAATCTGCTGCTGAAATGACTATTGGCGCAGATTGGGTAGATTGGGATGATGCTGCTTGGGGTAGTGGAGAATTTACTAAATTTACCAAAGAAACTAAGGGACGTTGTCAGCTTAACTATAAAAATGTAGTAGAAGGTAATTGGTGTTATTGCTATGATGTTAGAGACCCTAATCATTATGGTAGCTTTGAATGTCTTAATTGTTCAGATTATGAGCCTTATATAGAAGGAGGCAAAGATTGGGATGAGCGAGAAAAAAGAAATAAAAAGCGAACTATTGAAGCTTTAAAGAAACTTCCTGACGATACAACATTCTTCTTTGCAGACAGTCACTGGTAAACCACTGAAGATATAAAATAGATTTTTGATGTAGCACCTTTTGTTGATAAGCAAGAAGGCAAATCGTTTTATGATACAACAAATAGAACTAAAAATGATAAATAAATATGGACTACAAACAAAAATATGAGCAAGCTCTTGAAAGAGCAAAAATAATAAATCCAGGAACAGCGGATTATGAAGTTGCTGTTAAAATCTTCCCAGAAATTGAAGAGAACGAGGATGAGAAGATGAGAAAACAATTACTTAATTGGTTTAAAGATTGCAGTTGGGATGTAATAGATGATGGTAATCTAAAAAGAGAAGACATTATTGCTTGGCTTGAAAAGCAAGGTGAACTTAATACTTTCAGTATTCCTCAAACACCAATTAAGGATGCTACAGAGGTTAAATCAAGGATAAATTATATCAGCGATGATATGAAACCTATTGCAGAATTTATAATGGGTTATGCTAATTGGAATTTACATAAAGATGAATGGAATCAACCAACATTAACTGTTCCATTGTTTAGAGTGTTGGATGCTCTTATTCAAAGAGGTAAACCTTATTGTGAATGTATTCAAAATACTGAAAAAAAAGATGAGCAGAAAACTGCTGAGTGGAGTGAAGAGGACATAGAGATGATAAATTTACTTATCAGTATTTTAGAAATAAATCATCCTGAGGCATACTTTAAAAGTACTGATAAAGGTGATTTTAACATGAGAGCAGTACCGGCGAAGAAAATAATAAATTGGCTCAAATGCTTCAGAGAAAGAATGAAAAATAAACAATAATGACAATTAAATTTACACAAGTAGGTAAAACACATAGTGATGAAACTACTGATTATTCTGTAAAAATAACAGAACAAAATATATCTCTTCGTGATTTTATTGATTATCTTTTGACTAAACAAAAAAATGAATGGGGTATTATAAAAATACAAAAACAAGGATGCCCATGGTATAGTTCAACATATAGTTTAGAATACAAATGGGGTAAAATAACATTGGATAATATTCCCGAGCATATCAAAAATAAAAACATTCCGTTGAAATTTTCAGCTAGTGGTGGTTGGTCAAGGATGGATTATATATTCAAGCTTAATGAATTAAAATAAATCTAAAACTATAAAACAATGTATACAGTAATTTTGTTAATTATATTGACAGTGTTAAGTATTCTCGGCATAATCATAGCCGATAAAAAATATTCAGAAACTTTTGTAGCTATTTTTACATTTATTTTCATAGCTTGTTTTGTAACAAACGTTATATGTATTGTAACATATAGTACTGTTAAATCAGAAGCAGAGAAAATTATATATGAATACAATAGTACATCTGCTATGATAAAAGATGTAAATATGGAAAATTATGGTAATTTACCAAAACTTACAGAAAAAGTATTAGATATCAATAAAGAAATAGCCAGGTACAAAGCTAACAATAAAAATCCATGGTTAAACATTTGGTTTCCTGAAAAAATTGGGAATTTAGAACCATTAACATTTAAAACAAATTAAATTATGGAAGAAAAGGAAATTAAGATAAAAGCGCCTGATGGCTATGAAATTGATAAAGAAAACAGCACATTTGAATGTATTAAATTTAAACCCATTAAAAAAGAACTTCCTAAAACTTGGGAAGAGTTTTGTGAAACACATCCCAGAAAAGCAAAAGAAGCTTGGCTTACCGAATTCGGTTCAATTCATCAAATAACAATTTCTGAAGGTACATTTCGAAACTATATATCAGATAAAACATTACTTCCAAACATCAGATATGCAGAAGCAATGCTTGCACTCTGTCAGTTAATTCAACTTAGAGATTGCTATAATGATAATTGGGTACCTGATTGGAGTATACATACACTCGAATCCTGTATTGGAGTATATAAAAACAAGGTAGTTCCATTCACATGTAGTTTAAATTCTAAAATTCTTGTATTTAAAACAGCGGGTCTTCGTGATGAATTCCTTAATAATTTTGGAGACTTACTTGAAATAGCAAAACCTTTATTGTAGTTAAAATATGAAATTAATTACCAGTAATGTTGAACTTGTTCAACAAATGCCCAACATAGATGGTCTTTATAAACATATTGAAATATGTGGTAGGACTGCTTATAAATCTGAAGATAAAATCACAGAAGACAGTGCTGAAAAGTTTGTAGAAATGTTAAAATCAAATGGACATTCTTCAGTATTTGAACATGGAACAATATACTTGTTGCTTGTTGTAACACCAGAAAATGCTACTGTTGTTGAAAACATTGCTGCAAAATATCACGCAAATCCATATTCTTCTGTGGTTAGAGTAATGAAAAGTGGTGAAATATATAATTATTGCATAACCACTAATTATAGAGTCATATATGAAAATAACTGGTTTGATGATTTATGTTTCATGTGTGAACCTACAGAGCATCATGAAAAACGTATAACATTACGTATCCAAGCCGATATACATTTTTATAAAGATGTAACAAGACACAGAAAATACTCTTTTACTATAGAAAGCACAAGATTTGTCAATTACATGAAAGAAAAATATGGAATGTCGATTTCTTTCATGCAACCATCTTGGATAAAAGAAGAAGATCTTGATGAATTAAAAAATGACTGTGAAGTAATAGAACAAATTTATGCAAAATGGATTGATAAAGGTTATCGTCCAGAACATGCAGCCTATTTTCTTTGCCAAGGCGTTGCTGCAACAATAATGATGACAGCTTTTGCATCAGATTGGAAACATTTTTTCGATGTCAGACTTTATGGTGTCACAGGCAAACCTCATCCTGATGTAGTCGATATTTGTGAAAAAGCAAAGACAGTATTAATGAAACATAATCTATGGGAAACAATCTATGAAAGCAATAATAACAATTAAAGTAACCACTAAAGATGAAAATCTTATTAATGAAATGAAACTTTTGGAGTCACAAATAAACACTGGTGAGTTTCAATTAAATTTAAAAGACGGTTATGAAGACACAACAATAAAAGCAACGTTTATAAAAGAACAATGACAATAATGACATTTGAAGAATTTGTATCTGATGTAAAAACTAAAGCTCAAAAAAGTCGGAAATGTTGGAAATTAAGATTAGGACAATCAATTTTTAACACTGTAGATGAAGAATATGGTGTTGCAAGAATTGTACAATTTGGAGACAGAATTGATTGTTTTTACAATGATGATAAAATTGAAGATTTTTTAAAGGCTTCTTATACAAGATATAGTCAATTAAAAAATAATTTGTTATGAATGAAAATCAAACAAAAGAATCAGATTTGTTCACTTTAAACATTACACCAAAACAAGCCAGAGCTTTGTATTATTGCATTGTAAAATCTGGCATGGGAGATTCTGAAGTGGAACATATAAAGGATTTGAGAAACAAATTAAACGAAATATGTGATTTGCCATGAAAATCAGTATTAAAATAAACGATGAGGAATTCTTATTATTAAGAAACAAAACCAAAAACGCAGATTGCGATCTGTGTGATTTTAAAGAACATTGTAATGCTCTAATGCCTCAAATGAGAATGCTACCTTGTATTACTTTTGCAGAATCTTTTTTAAATGTTCATAACAATATATATTTTGCAAAAATAATGGTACCTTGTAAAAAACAATAACGTTTGTTCTTTGTAACTTCTATAGTTTAACTGGCAAAATATTCTTTTTGAAAGTTTTAGGTTCAAGCCCTGATAGAAGTACAATTACACTTAAAAAATAATTTTTAAAAATTGAAACTATTAAAATTCTAATGCATTTTAATAATTTCAAGTACATATTGGCCAAAACGATGCGGGTTTATAAATTATATTGTGAAAGCTTAGTTTTTGAATAAGTCAACAGAGTGGTTATTGCGGCCTAAATGTTTTCTGATGTCAAAGATGTTCAGTAACAATATATATTTATAAATTCAATTCAAATACTCAGAGAAAAGCTGCATACCTCTGAGAGTTAGTTTAACCGTTCTTAATTTAATAATGCAGTATTGAATTAAGATGAATATTAAAATAAAAGGTTTTAATCAATATGTGCGTTGACTACTAGTTTAAGGAAAAACAACATATTAATCTAACGAGATGTTATTCACGTTAGCTTAAAGTTATTCGGGCTCATACCTGAGTAGTCAGCTAATTTTAATGACATTTATACAAACCAATTAAAGATAAATTCACAAAATGAGTATTTCATATAAACAAATGAAATGTTTAACAACAAACATAACATAACATGAAAACTGTTTATAAAGTCTTTTATAAATTTTTAAAAACCTATAATCTTACAGAACAATGGCTGACAACTTCAAGAAAAATTATTTTACTTCGTGGTGCGAATTATAAAGTTTTTGTAAGTGGATTATTGGATAATATTGATGACAAACTGTTTAGAAAATATTTTAATAAATTTCAAAATAAAGTTTCTTTAATTGCATTCAGGCGTAACATTTTTAAGATAAATCTTTTGAATGTTTATAACTATGTTTTGAAACATTCAGGTTTTGAAGATAATTCTGCCTATAATGCAGAAGTGATAAAAATAAATTTTGACAATAATACTTTTATGAATACAAGTGTTTTTATACAAGACCCTGTAAATTACCTTTTCTAAAATTAAGAACAAACATTACCAGATATGAAACAAAAAGGAATAATTACAGATAATGGTTGTCCTATAGTTGCAATGGATATAAACAACGGTTTAAAAGAAGCTTATGACAATTATGTTCAAGGAACATCTGAAGATTATGAATTAATATCTTCAGGAAGTGGAGAAAATGATATTTATGAATATATGTATTCTGTGTTTTTTGATCAGAAGTCATTAAAAAGCTTTACAATAGCGTGTAAAATATTTAAAATAAAACCATATGTACAGGAACTCACAAGAAATGCTTGAAGATTTTAATTTTATTTCAGGAGATGTAGAATGAAAAAGAACCAAATAACATTGTTATTAATCATAATATCCATCTTTATACTTTCTTTTATAAATATCATTATTGCTACAAGTCTTAACAACCTCAAGAAAGAAGAAAAAGCCCTTGAAAAAACCGTAAGTAAAGAATATAGCGTATACATGGAACCAATTTCCAAAGCTTTATGGGTTTACATGGAACAATTAGGGATTGATACTTCTGTACAAAAGATTATATACGCCCAAGCTATAATAGAATCTAATACAGGTAAGACTAGTACTAATGTTTTGGGTATTTGTAATGCCAACGGCAAACCAAGGAAATATGATTTTTGGTGGCAAAGCGTTGATGATTATTACAAATATTTTTATAGTAAATGGGATGGTAATGAAGATTATATAACTTTTTTAAAACGTTCCAAATATAATCCTTATCCTACCTATTGGGTTAAATTGGAATATGTAACATCACTTTTAAATTAACTAAAAATGAAATTAAAACTAGGGAAACCTAAATTTACACACCGGAATGACGTTACCGTATGCAGAATTAACTGTTATCTTGATCTTTCTGCAAATCCTGCAGTAACAGACAATATAATACGGCCTATAATTAAAAGATTCCGAAAAAAAAGCCTAAAAGGAACGCTTGCAGATACTATAACATATGTCAATGGCAAATTGAAATTCTATTCTATAGGAATTACAAGGTGCCATATTGAAGATCAAGAATCCTATAAAGACGATATAGGTGAGTCGATAGCTTTAAGAAAAGCAAAACAAAAAGCTTATGCTAGAGTATCTAAAATATATGATGCTTTGGCATATGAATTGAAAAAGTTTGCAGATTACAACATCACAAGCTTTCTTTATACTGGCGATCAATTTAAAAAACGTATTGATCAAGAAGAATTGAAGTTGTACGAAATTATTAATGAAATTAACACTTAATGATGAAGTAATTAAAAGAAAAGGATGGTCTTATGGAAAATTCCTCATATGCCTTGCAATAAGACAGTGTAGGAAAAGAGATGTATTACAACACCTTAAAGAATTGACAGATAATTTGAAAGTATTTAAAGATGCTGGTGGAGTACATACTCTTTACAAGGATACCGCAAAAGAAATCGAAAGTATCCTTATTGCATGTGATGAAGAAGTCCCAAAAGAAGACCAATTGACAAATCTTGCAAAACAACTGATTGAATTGTATCCTAGAGGAATGAAAGACGGTACCAACACGCCATGGAGAGCAAACATAAGAGCCATTGTAAAAAAGTTACAGTGCTTTTATAATAAATATCCTGAAAAAATGGATGTACCATATGAAACTATCATTCAAGCTACAAAAGAATATATAGACAGTTTCAATGGCAATTACAGAACCATGCGTGTACTCAAGTATTTTATCTTAAAAGACAATCAGTCGGATCTTGCAACTTGTATTGAGAATTTGGGTCAACTTAGCACAATTAATTTTGATCCAGGGGAGGTCGTTGTATGAGTGTACTTCAACGTACATTTGAATTAATGGCAACCCGTAAAGCTAGGATAGAAAACAATGAAATAAACGGGTATCCTTTCCCCATAGAAACTTTTAGAGGAGAGATACCTGTAATAGAAAAAGGAACTTACGCATTAATATCAGGTCAAACAAAATCAGGTAAATCGAAGATTGCAAATTATCTGTTTGTATATCATTCAATACTATATGCTTATGAGCATCCAGACCAAATGCGAGTGAAAATATTCTATTTTCCATTGGAAGAAACTCCTGAAGCTATAACATTACAGTTTATGGCATTCTTGCTATTCAAACTTTCTAAACATACTATAAGGGTTGATCCTTTACAGTTAAAATCTGTTGATGCAGATAACTTGTTGTCAGATGAAATATTAGAATTACTTCACACAAAAGAATATACAGATATTCTGGAATTCTATGACTCCCACGTAGAATTTAGAAGTGAAACTAATAATGTAGGTATTGATATTGTATTGAAGTCTTATGCCAAAGACCATGGTAAGGCAACATATACTGAATGTACTTACACTGATGATATTACAGGTGAAAAACATACAGGTAAGGAATTGTCGGAATATATACCAGACGATCCTGACGAATTTGTCATAGCTGTTGTAGACCATGTGAGTTTGTTGACTCCCACAAGAAACGACGGAACATTATTTAATGCAATTGCAACATTGTCCAAAAACATGGTGTACATAAAAAACAAATTCAAATATATATCTGTAGTGGTACAACAGCAAAGTGCCTCAGAATCAGGAGGTTTGGAAGCAAGAAAGACAGGTAACATTAGACCTACAAAAGCAGGTTTGTCGGATTGTAAAAATACAGGTAATGACTGTACTCTTATGATAGGTCTTACAAATCCTTATGCTTTTGAATATCCGGCTTATATAGGATATGATGTATCTAAACTGAAAGATTCTTTCAGAGTTATGGAAGTTGTTCTTAACCGAGAAGGTAGATCAAATGGCATATGTCCATTATTCTTCGATGGTGCTGTAAATTATTTTACAAGTCTTCCTGCTTCAAATGATACAACAAATCTTAACAAAGTTTATCAATATATTACAAACAATATGACTAGAAAGAAATCAAATAAAGTGTATACTTTCTTTTCATATATAAAACAAAAAATAATGAGGAAAACAATTTAATTAATGTCTAAACTAGTAGCTATATTGGGTAATTCAGGTGATGGTAAATCGACCAGCACAATAATCAATCCTGATGGTTCTTTTGATATGAAGAATTATAAAGGAATGGATCCTAAGACACATTTTATTATAAATCTTGATAAAAAGGCGCTTCCTATTCCAGGAGGTATGTGGGACGTTGCACATAAAAATTATGCAGAGCCTACAACCTTTGAAGAAATTCGAAGATTGCTTTTATGGATAAAAGAGCAGCCTAATATCAAGTCTGTGGCAATAGATACGATAAATATCTATCTTGCTATGAAAGAATTCAACGATCGTCGTAAAATGACCTTTGATCAGTGGAAAGATTACGCCAATGACGTTATAGAACTTAATATGTTATGTAACGATTTACGTGACGATCAAATTGTCTATGTTATGGGTCATACGATGCTTCAAACACAACCAGATGGTTCGGAAAAAACTGTTTTTAGTGTAAGTGGTAAGAAGCTTACAAAAACACAACCTGAAGGCTTTTATCCTATCGTATTGATGACAAGAGTCGAATACGGTGACAATGGAGACAACAAATATTATTTCCAGACAAAAGCTAATTTTTCAAGTGCAAAAACCCCACTAGGTATGTTTGATGATTTTGAAATACCGAATAGTTTAAGTCTTGTGGATCAAACTATTAGAAATTTTTATCAAATTAATTGAAATGAATAAACTAAAAGAAGCTATTAGAGTGAATCAAAAATTATATAAAGTCAATACTAAAGTAAAAACCAAAAGTGAAAAGGAAAAGGAAGTGAAAAAGAACACTTATTCATTTCTTACTTATTCTTCTGGAGAAGATTCAGTTGACAAAGTTCCTTTTGAAAGATATTATGGTGTAGCACCGTGTAAAATCGTAGCTGTAAATCCGACTACAGAAGAAGCAAAAGAAATCACAGGCAGGGACATGAGAATTCCTGAATATGTTTCCGAAGGAACAGACTTTAACGGCAAACCTGTTTCTCAGGCAAGAATAATGTTTATTGTAAAAACATCCAAGGAACATTGCGGTATTGAGAGATTTGAGCCTATAACGTTTCTTCTTACAAAGAATTATTATACAAACAGTGACGGTACTAAAGTGCGTGTCATAGATCAGTACAGAAGAACCGCTTGGCTTACCAACGATGAATATAAGGCAAGAGCTATCCCTCAATACAGGACTGGTCCTGCTGATATTGATGCAGGTAGTTACAGACCTATGTTTAGAGGCGAAGAGAACCTTGTCAACTTCCTTGCCATGTTTTATGGATTACAAGACGTAAGTTTCTTCAATAACGATACCGGAAAATTTGAGACAAATCCGAATCTTGACAAATGCAAACTTCAGTTTACGGTTGATGACTTCAATGCATTTTTCAAAGGCGACGTTACAGCAATCAGGAACTTTGTAAAGTCAAGATCTGAAAATATGGTCAGGATAATGTTCGGCATCAGAACTATTGATGATGGACGAAGATTTTCCGACGCATTCTTGGATTGTTTCTTGAGATATAGTGCATATCCTAACAGACAGACTGGAACTTACTATAAGTTTGAACGTGCTCTTAATGAGGCTAAAGTCAACAATAAATACATAAATACTGAATTTTATTGTGGTCCTTACAAGAAGTACGAAATTGAAGCAAGTGACATACAACCGGCAAATGCTTCAATGCCTGTTATGGAACCATCACCTCTTGAAAAAATTCTGAACGAAGAACCGGAAGACAAGCTTCCTTGGGAATAAATGATTTTCAGTGAAGGAGAACTGTCGTTGAATAAAGAAGATATTCTTAACGCAGATTCCATTTTAAAAATATTATATTATTACACAGGAATAACAAAACTACCTTGTCTTATAAATAGTCCTTTCAGAGTTGACAAACATCCGTCATTCTGTATATATTTTGTAAATAACAATGTCAGATGGAAAGATTTTTCCACTGGCGAAAAAGGTGACCTTTTAGAGTTTTTGAAACGTTTATGGGGATTGCCTTTTAATGAAGTGCTTTCAAAGATAAGAAAAGATATGACAAACATGTCTTTTGAAAGTACTGTGTCAAAAAAATTCAAAACGACAAAATGTTACAGAAGCACTGATACAGAATTATTGTGTAAGACAAGGAACTGGGAATCATACGATTTGGAATATTGGAATTCTTACGGTATTTCTTTAGATTGGCTTAAATATGCAGATATTTATCCAATATCCGATATAATCTTTGTCAGGAACGGAGCCAGAAATGCCGTCAGGGCCGATAAACATGCATACGCATACGCCGAATTCAAGGAAGGTAAAACGACACTGAAAATATATCAACCTTTTAACACCAAAGGTTTCAAATGGACAAACAAACATGATATGAGTGTAATAAGTTTATGGACAAAAATTCCATTAACTGGCGAGATTTTATGTATCTGTTCTTCAATGAAAGATGCGCTTTGTCTTTGGGCTAATACAGGAATACCAAGTATAGCTGTACAAGGTGAAGGCTATAGTATAAGCAACACTGCCCAAAACGTGCTTAAGTCCCGTTTTAAGCACATATTTATCTTGTTTGATAATGACACTGCAGGCTTAAAAGATGGTGAATCTTTGGCTGGGAAAACAGGCTTTAAAAACATAATCCTACCTGAATTTGATGGCGGCAAAGATGTCAGTGACCTTTACAAAAAAATCAATAATAAAAACGAATTTAAAAAAACAATTTTAAAACTTTTTGAAAATGAAATACGGAAAACTTTTTAAGAAATATGTTGAAAGATATGGGGAAACCCCAGAAAGTAACAAATGTTCATCTTGCAGTAGAACCACATTGCTGCATATGGCACATAATATGTATCCTGAAAACAAGAATCTTTTGGAAAGTTATATGCGTACAAACACAAAAGATCTTTCAAGAAACGTATATCACGCATTGAAGAATCTCTAATAAGAATCACAAAATGTCAATGGGGTATGGTGAAAATCATACCCCTTTTTGTTATTATGCGTACAAAAAAACTAATAATAAGATCTAAAAATACATCATGCAAAGCATTAAAATCTATAGAAGTGCCGTATGGTGTAATTTATAGAATGGGTAGTACTACGCCGACAAATGCAATTACACGCAAAGAAGGTTATTTTGAAATAAATTCTCCTGAAGCATGTGCCAATTCAAATGACAAAATAGTCATGAAACAGCTGTTTGTTGCGGCTGGAGTACCTACTGCAGAATATATCATCAAAACTCCAGAAGAAGACGTCCAGACATTTAAAGATCTTGTTTATGGGAAATTGAAAGAATGGAAAAGAATAATCATCAAACATAAACATTCTTCAAAAGGTAACAATATCTATTTTATAGAAACAGAAGAAGATCTCGAAAAATGGTTTCAAACTTACAACCATTATGAAAATTATGTGTTTGAAAAATATTACACTTATTCAAAAGAATACAGACTGCATATAACTAATGACGGATGTTTCTATACCTGCAGAAAAATGCTTAAAAATGATGCAGATGTCCGTTGGCATCGCCATGAATCGAATTCTGTATGGATTCTTGAAGAAAATCCTATTTTTGACAAGCCTTTAAACTGGAATGATATTGTAGATGCCTGTATAGCAGCAAAAAATGCAGTAGGACTTGATATTGCAGCTGTTGATGTTAAAGTACAGACAAAAAAAGAATCCCCGAAATTTATAATTCTTGAAACCAATAGCGCTCCAGCACTTGGTGAAGTCGGTATCATACAATACACTAAAATGTTAAAAAAAATAATAGATGATAACAAAGAAAGATTTAGCTAAACTTGAATCACGGAAACTAAATTCAGGTGATTTTCACACAATATATAATGTAAAGCTAAATGTGGATGGAAATGAAAGGCTTATTGCAGATAATAGTGTGTGTTTTTCGAAATTGTTTACTGCATTTATAGATTGTCCCGACGATATAATAATCAAATCATCATATAATATAAGATTAATAACACCGGCACATATAGATAACCGTAATAATGTATGCTTTTTTAAACGTAAAGATATAGAAAAATATCTGAACATATTAAAAAACTATTTTTCATTTACATATAAACTTAAACTGAATAATGATTACGGTTATAGTTTGATTATCAATAATCTGAAAGGTACACCACTCTGTCATAAGATATTTTTGACAAGTGTCAGATATTTGTATGAATTTCCACTCTCTGGAGTATTGTATTCAGCATTGCAATTTTTTAAAAACCATCCTGAAACAGAAAAAGAACAGCTTTTTCAAATACTTTACATCAATTCCATATTGTTCTATGATTTCAATAGTATGTTAAGTGGGCACTCTTTATTCTTCAATCTACATAACACAATGACGAAACATCTTAGCAGAATACCAAAAAAATTAAGTAAAGATGAACTAATGACATGTGTTTCAGAATATTGTAAGATAAATGACTATTTTAGTGATACTAAAAATACTATAATCAAACATACAAATGCTGAAATTGAAGAAGAATATTCTATTGCATTTGCTAAGATACGAAATGGAAAATTGAATTTATATAAAAATATCATTGACGCTTCAATGCAGGATATAATACAAAAATTTAATAACATGTTTTATGATACAATTAATAGATAATGTAAAAGTTTATGTTGTTGGTGGCGACACCAATTATGCGAAATTTATAGAAAACCACAAAATTGTAGACCGTTTAGAAGATGCAGATATAGTATTGTTTACTGGTGGTGAAGATGTGTCTCCTGAATTGTATGGTGCGAAAAAAGATCCTACAACGTATTCTAATTTAGCACGGGATAAATATGAGCAATCTGTTTTTAATTCAGTAGATGGTGAAAGACAATTGTGTGTAGGTATATGTCGTGGAGCTCAGTTTCTTGCTGTTATGAATGGTTCAAAACTTATACAGGATGTGCCGGGACATGCTATAACTGGAACACATACTATAAGACGTTATTCACCCTTTATTGGCAGTTTGCCTGACGAACTGGAAATTACATCTACACATCATCAGATGTTAGATGAAAGAAGAATTACCAAACGTGGTCGTATATTGTATATTTCAACAATAGATAACAGACCAGAAATTTTTGCTTATGAAAATATAAATGATGATAGGCCTTCATGTTTATGTATCCAAGGTCATCCAGAAATAATGCCTACAAACAGTAACGCAGTTTTGCTTTGTAATTCGTTGATATATAGATATTTGTCATATTTTGGCAAATATTGTGCCAAATATATAGACTTTGGTCATCGAATGAGTAACAGCAAATGGTCCACAACCAGTACATACGATCGGTTCTCAAAAGTATACCATGACACTTGGTGTTTTGGTAATTTATTTAAAGAAGAGTTTCCATATGTAGATCAGACTGCAGACTATAAAATAACGTATTATATAGATACTCCTACAAAATACAGCAATACAAATCCAACTCGTAACTGGTGTATCTTTTCTAAAAGCGACATACAGATATATTTTGAAAAACTAAGAAAAGTTCATGATTTTCAATATGAAATAACAGATGTTGACGATAAGAATTATCTTGTTGGTTATCGTTTCAACGTAACGATAAATGCAAATGTATTTTGGCATAAATTATTGATTACGTTGATTAGATATGCTTATATGTTTCCTTATAATTTTATGTTAAGTGATGCATTGCAGCTTATCAAAAATGGTTATAACCATTACTCCATAATAAACATATTGAATATTATAAATTTTACTACAAAGGAAATACTTTTTTCTGAACGCGAGTACGATTTCTTTGCTTGTAGCGAGTATGATGACATTTCTCTTCTAAACCATTTTTCAAAAACACAGTTTTATAACAAACTGGAAACATATTTGAAAGATATAGAAGACGATAAAGAAGAACTTGATCTTGAAGCATTGGAAGAATCTGATGACGATAGTATTCAAAACTACAGTGCCAGTCTGACTAAATTTAGTGAGTTTTACGGACGTATCAAAAACAATGCATTTGGTTTTATTGATAATGACTATAAATATATGGCATATAATTATAGTTTTTGGATCAATAATTTTGATAAAAGATTAACTTATTATAAGGATAATTTTAAAGCGTTTTATAAAAAATGAAAGTATTTGTAGTTGGTTTCAGTAAAAGTTATTCAAGATGGATTGAATCGCTGGAAATAGTAAAATCCATTGAAGACGCAGACATAGTATTGTTCACTGGAGGCGAGGACATAAATCCTGCATTATATGGTTGTAAAGTTCATAAAACTACATACTTCACTGAAGCTCGTGATAAATATGAACTTGAATGTTACCATAAAATGAGAAATGACCAGATTGGTCTCGGCATATGTAGAGGAGCACAGTTAGCATGTGCGCTGAATGGTGGTTTGCTGGTACAAGATGTCGACAACCACTGGATTGGTAGCACTCATTCCATCATTAATGTATCTGATAACGAAGAACTGCCTTTGGAATTGGATATTCCTTCTTTGCATCATCAGATGATGTATCCTTATGATATGGATCCAGATGATTACACATTACTTTATATATCTGAAGAACAAAGAAGCAAAGGCTATTATGCTGGTGACAAATTCGATGGTGATGTTGAAAAAATATCAAAAATAAATACTTTTGGTGAACCAGAAGTAATTTTGTTTCATAAACAAAACAATCCAAAATTCCTTGCTATTCAAGGACATCCTGAGATGATGGATTTAAACTCACAAACAATAAAAACATTCAATAACATTTTAAAGTCTTTAATATAAAAATGATAACAATAGGTGCAGATCCCGAACTGTTTATTTATGACAAACGGAATGAAAAAATAATATCGTCCATTGGTATTATTCCCGGTGAAAAAGGTAACCCTTATAGAAGCGATGATATGCCTGAAGGTTTCGGCCTTGAAATAGACAATATTTTGGCAGAATTCAACATTCCACCATGTACAACGCTTGAAGAATGGTTACATCATATGAATTATATGAAGGATTATATCAGAAACTTTGTACAAAAAGCAAATCCTGATTATGACATTCTTTGCAAAGCTTCAGCACATGTTGACAAAGACCAGCTTAAAAGCAAAGAAGCTAAGCTTTTTGGATGTTCTGTCGATTATAATGTATATACTGAAAGACCAAACCCAAAACCAAAGGGTGAATCCACAGACCTACGTTCGACAGGCTGCCATATTCATTTAGGTTATGACAGACCTAATACATACGATTCATTGATGCTTGTACGTTATATGGATATGTATGTCGGAATTCCTTCTGTATTGTTTGATGACGATTCCGAAAGACGTCAGCTTTACGGTAAAGCCGGAAGCTTCAGATTATGTCCATACGGCCTCGAATACAGAGTGCTTTCAGGAGCTTTTATTGCAAATGACGAATTGATGGAATTTGCTTTCACACAAGCTATGGCTGCTTATAACGCTTTTGTTGAAAATAAAGAATTGTTTCCAGAAGATGAAACACAAAAAATCATTAACGAAGGATGCAAAGAAAAAGCAATGAGTGTATGTCGTACATACAATATTTTAAAAAATCAAAAAAAAATGATATAAGATGTGTGGAATATTTGGAATTATAAATGCTAAAAAACAACCATTCAATAACGAATTATTTAATGTTCTTGGCATATTGAATGATGCACGTGGAGGCGACTCTTGTGGTGTGTTCATAGATGGCGCTTTAGAATACGGAACTGAGAAAGAGAAATATTTCTATGATTTTCTGCAAACAAGTAAAATTCTAAAAAATACCAAATTTTCAACTATTGCACTTGGCCATTGCAGAAAAGCTTCCGTAGGTTCTGTCTCTAAAAAAACCGCACAACCTGTAGTTATATATAAGAACAATAAGCCTGATTTTGTAGTTATACATAATGGAACGATCTATAATTATGGTGAATTGGCAAAAAAATACATCCCCAATATTGATATCACAGGTATGACAGATTCCCAAGTCATGGCCAATATTTTCTATAATGCTGGTTATGATTGTTTATCTGAATATTATGGAGGATCTGTGTTTTTCATTGTCGACTATCGCTCAAATCCTACAAAGATATTGATGTTTCGGGGCAGTTCTAGAGAATATGAATATACTAATTCCGATGTTAAAGAAGAAAGACCTTTCTATTTTACTTATATCAACAAGAGTTTTGTCTTTTCTTCAATACCTACATACTTTAAGGCTTTTAAACCTAATGCTACGGTAAACACTATAACTTCAAATATACTTATTGAATTAAAGAATTCTGAATTATATTGCATACGAGAATATGACAGAAGTTCTGTAAGTCAGTCAGGACAATATAGGTTTACAAATGGCTATGAAAATTATTCATCTTATTACTCGTCATCAAAACAAACTACTCCAACAAAAGCAATCGTTAAACCACACTATGATTGGTATGATGACGATGACGATGATGTATTCCCTGAATCTTCTGGTTTAATAAGTTCCTACAACGAAACAAATACCAAACAATATATTTATTATGCTAATAGACGTGATAGGTATATAATGGATGGTAAGAATGTCACTGGAACGTATTCGGTTAACAAATTTGGAAGACTTCATGCTGATTCAACGAAAGATATTTTGTATGAATTGCATTTTTGGGACGGTATTTTGTTGAAAAACAAAAATTGTTTCAATTTTCTTAACGCATTAAGAAAAAAGTCTAATGTGAATCTTGATGATTTTATCTACGCATATCCGGATTTGTTGTATTATCTTTCGGCTTATCCTTTAAGAGAAGATTCTACTGAGCCAGAATCACCTTTTGTTGTCGGTGATGTATTTGATCAGACGATATATTCAGGTGTCCTTCACAAAGTTCTCAGCGGAAAACAATACACCATTTCCGAAGGCAAGGTGATTAATGAATGGACACGTTGTTCTACAGAAAATGATTTCAAAGCTATTTGGAATAAAAAAGACAGAATACAATTTGGTGAATTAAGAAAATTTTATTTGGGATGAGAGGTATAGTAAATACACAAGATGATCAACCAGTATTTGGTATTTTAAAAGAGCCTGAATATAAACATATTGAAATCTGTGACAATTTTGATGAAGTAGTTTATATAGCAGACAGTTATGAAGCCGTAAAAAATATTGTGTTTTTCTCTACTATATCAGGTCGGTATTATTTGAAAAACAAATTTTTAAAATCCGATATTTTAAGACATACTGTATATAAAGGTACACATGTATATCCATATAGGTTTGAACAGGTATATGAAGCAGTAGACCACTTCAACATCTTTAATGGCAAAGAAGAACCTACGACGAATTATAAATTCATAGGTTCTGGGAAACTTAAATACACATTTGGTCTTGAATATGAAACCTCAATGGGTTGCATTCCTGAAGACCAATGTTTTTTAAGTGGTCTTATTCCTCTTAGAGATGGTTCTATTTCAGGAAACGAATATTCCACTATAGTGCTGGCTAAAAGTAGAGGTTTGAATTTAGTGAAACAGCAATTGAATCTTCTACGAAAATATACAGCCTATAATAAAGAATGTGCACTTCATATCCATTTCGGTGGTTTTCCTGTTGAACCTGATTATATATTCACATTGTATACATTATGTTATTGGCTTCAAGAAAAAGGAGAAATCGAAAAATTAACCAACAAATATGTGTTCAATACGGAGAACTATAAGAAGAATGGGAAAAGTTATTGCAGATCATTGCCAAGCGCAGAAGAACTTAAAACATTCGAACAATTCTACAACTACTTTGTTGGTAATAACTTCTTTGGAGATCTTTATCAAAATCATCCCAATGATATCGAACACAATAGAAAATGGCAAATCAATACAAGATATTATTGGATCAATTTTATAAATATTCTTTGTTATAAATCTCCGAAAACAATAGAATTTCGATTCTTAAGACCTACGTATAATTTTACGAAAGTCTGCACTTGGATTATGTTGCTTAATGCATTGCTTCAATATGCAGAAGTTTTAACCAAGAAATTTGGTCCTGTTGATATTGATACATTACGTGATAAAATCAGACATAGAGAAATTGCAACACCTTATTTTCATGCAATATGCGACGAAATATACCAGTATAAACAAAGCACATACATGAAAGAACGTATCACAGAACTCTATTATGTTTCGCAAATGCAGAAAATCAATGAAGATTTTGCAGGCAGTGATACAACCATAGAAGACAATATTATGCTTAGTGATTTTATAACTTACTCGTGATAAACAAAAAGATCAAAAATGCTACTATGACTTTTTTTGACGGAATTCAATTCAAAAGCATTCTTGAAAAAAAAGTCTATGAAAAATTGAAAGAGTCTGGGTTTCAACCAAAATATGAAGCTCAGACTTTTTTATTGTTTGAAGGGTTTAAACCTACAGTGCCTTTTTGGGTTTATAACAAGAAAAAACACTGTTTCAAAAACAACTCTGCAAAATTGCGTGATTGGACATATACTCCTGATTTTATCATAGAGTATAACAATTACAAGATTATTATTGAAGTCAAGGGTTTTGAAAATGATGTCTTTCCTTATAAATTCAAACTTTTCAGGAAACTGTTTGAAAAATTTGAAGATAAAGAACGCTATATCATTTTAAGAATAAATTCTATATCAGAAGTTACAGAATTTGTTAAACATTTAAAACAATTACAATGACTACGTTGGAAATACTTGAGGCTTTAAAACCTGCTGTTACAATGCAAGATTATGACAAACTGAAGACTTGTATTGTAGAAAAACGTTATGCAGAAGCCGAAACAATAGCCAGAATAAAACAGGGTGAAATATATAAGATATTAAAAGACACGGATAAAGATCCTTGGGAGAATCCTTATTATCGTTCTTTTCATCAACTTATAGCAAATTTAGCTTGTGCTAATGTAAAGGAACAACTTATTTATGGAGACGATGATGACGACGAGTGTGAATACTGATCTGTCTTCTCTGGCTAAAGACTGGACTGAAGAAGAATATCGAAAATACCCAGCTATGGATTTCAGTATGATTTCGAAGTTCAACAGAGAAGGCTTTGAAAAATTAGATTCTTTAAAAGAGCATGTAAATACTGAAAGTCTATCGTTTGGTGCTGCTGTAGATTGTCTTATCACAGAAGGTATTGATGCTTTTAACAAAAAGTTTATTGTTGCTGATTTCAAAAAAGTTTCAGAAACAGTAAAGAATATTGTTGAAGCTTTATATACAATTGAATCAAAGAAAAATTCAAATGTACGGCTTCCAGACATCTCTTTGGATGACATCATAGATACTTGTGATGCATTTCAATGGCAACCAAATTGGAAAGATCTTACGAGATATGAAAAAATAATAACTCAAGGATCGGATTATTTTGACTTTTTAAGAACTGTGGGAGATAGGAAACTTCTGGATCCTGATTTTTATCAAAAAGTCATGGAGGTTTACTATAAACTTAAAGAGTCGAATACTACGAAATTCTATTTCAACAAATCCATTGAAACAGGTATAGATAAGTTTTATCAGCTTAAATTTACAGCATTCCTTAAAGGAATAGAATATAAAGGAATGTTTGATTGTGTTATTGTTGACCATTATAACAAGACAATACAAATAGCTGACTTAAAAACATCTTCCGAATATGAATGGAATTTCTATAAATCTGTAAACAAGTACAACTATCATATGCAAGCAAGACTTTATGTAAGAATATTGAAAGAAGTCATAAAAAACTCAGACTATTTCAAATCTTTCAAAATATTACCGTTTCAATTTATCGTTATAGGCAAATTTTCAATGATACCATTGATATGGCAATTTGACGACTGTTTTGAATATGGTACACTTGAATATGGTGAAACACAGAAATTTATCTTTAAAGATCCTGAAGATGTAGCATTGGAGTTGAAATATTATATTGAAAATAAGCCATTGGTACCCAAAGGTATAAGTGTCACTGAACCAAACAATCTAACAAATTATTTAAATAAATTGTAATTTTTAATGACCATAGAAGAATGGTTAAGAAATGATAATGTACTTGGTATTGATATTTGGAAAAGGAAATATCGATACAAAGAAGAAAGCTTTGATGAATGGCTTGATAGAGTATCAGGCAAAAATAAAGAAGTTAAAGCTCTTATAAAAAAGAGAAAATTTCTTTTCGGCGGACGAACTCTTGCAAACAGAGGCCTTAATCAAGGTACTAACTCTAATTGTTATTCCAGAGGTTTTGTTGAAGATTCTTTGGATGATATACTACTTACAAACACACAGATTGCTAAAACATTTCAGGCCCAAGGTGGACAAGGTGTATCTTTATCTCACATAAGACCTAAAGGGACACCAATAAATAAAAATTACACTTCGGATGGCATATTGCCGTTCTTGGAGATGTTTAACACCACTACGGGTGCTATAAGCCAAGGTAACGCAAGACGCGGTGCATTGATGGTTTCTCTTGATGTCTGGCATAAAGACATACTCGATTTCATTACAGTAAAATCCAACAATAACAAGATAAACAATTGTAATTTATCTGTAGAGATTGATGATGAATTTATGACGTATGTCCAGAAATATTACATTGAGGGAATTAAAGAGACAGTTACTGTAAAACGCAATTATTCTGGTCATATTGTTGAATATGAAGTCTGTCCAATAGATGTTTACAAAAAGATATGTGAGTATGCAAGAAATCATGCAGAACCAGGTATTCTTTATGTAAACAGGCTTCGTAACTATAATATGATGGAACTGATTCCTGAATATAAAATTGAGACTACTAATCCATGTGGCGAACAACCTTTACCTAAGCATGGTTGCTGTAATTTATGCAGTATCAATCTGTTAGAATATGTTGTAAATCCATTCGAATCTACTGCTTATGTAGACAGACAGCAGTTGTCGAAAGATATTGCAGTCATTGTCAAAGCTATGGATGATCTTATCGATGAGAATAAGGGCAACCATGCATTGACTGAACAGAAAGAAGCCTCTTTGAAATGGAGAAATATAGGCATTGGTTTTATGGGTGTTGCAGATATGTTTGCAACATTAGGACTTGTCTATGGTTCTGAAGCAAGCATTTCTTTTCTTTCAGACTTGACAAAGTTCATTTTCAATGAAGCCTTGTCGGCAAGTGTAGACCTTGCAGAAGAAAGAGGTAGTTTCCCTGGCTATTCCCCTGAAGTATGGGATAGTGAATTTATCAAAACAAACGTTGCACCAGAAAAGATAAATTATTATAAACAAAAGAACTGTCTTAGAAACGCAACATTGATAAGTATAGCTCCTACAGGAAGCATTGGTACAATGTTGAATATTTCTGGTGGAATTGAGCCTTGGTTTGCAACAAGCTATGTCAGAAGAACTGTTTCTTTGAATGGCAAAGATACAGAATATACTGTACATGTCAAAACATTGCAAGATTGGTATGATAAATTTGGAAATACCTTAGCTGTTCCAGATTATTTTATAACTGCTGCACAAATTCCATACAAGCAAAGAGTTAAATTACAAGCAGCTATAAATAATCATGTAGATACTGCAATATCAAGTACTGTAAATCTTCCAAAAGAAACCACGATAGAACAAATAGAAGATTTATATCTTAATGCTTGGTCTCTTGGTTGTAAAGGTATGACTATTTATGTTGACGGTAGTAGAGATGCAATCTTGTCTACAAACAGCACTACAAAAATGGAATCTGGCAGACAAGCTCCAAAAAGACCTAAAACACTTGAAGCTGAATGGTATCAAGTCGTAGCAAACAAGCAGCTTTTTAATATTTTCATAGGCCTTTATGAGGGTAAACCATATGAAATTTTTGCCAAAGCCACAGATGAGAAAACAAAGGTAGCTTTTGGAAAAGGTGTTATTACAAAAGTAAAGAAAGGTGTATACACTTGGACTTCTGACTGTAAAGATGATGATTATATCGGACTTAAGTATGACAGCAATATTGCCATAATTGATGAGGAAAGTCCCGAAAGAGTTGCTACATTACTGGCTTCGTTGGGTTTAAGACATGGAGCCGATATAAAATATATTGTAAAAACTCTTAAAAAGACAAATCCAATGATTAGTACTTTTACCGCAGCAATGATAAGAGTACTCAACAAATACAATTCTACAGAAGAAGCTTCGGCAGAAATCTGTCCAGAATGTGGAAGTCCTATAATCAACGAAGGTGGCTGTAAGCATTGTTCTTCGTGTGGATATTCTGTGTGTATGTTATCTTATGTACAACAAACTGATATAGACGAATGACAGCAGTTCCAATTATTACTGGAATTATAATACTGGTTTTAATTGGATTACTGTTATTCAACCACAGCCATTTCAAATTCTATAAAAATGAATTTGAAAAAGTAAAAAATACTGTCTCTTTCAACGAAGCTTTAAGACTTACAGGTTTACCGATAATACCTATTGTAATACAGAACAAGACATTTAACATGATTCTTGATACTGGTAGCGTGATGTCGTACATTGACAAAAATGTTTATAACACTTTGTTCAAAAAACATCATAATCAAAAAACAAAGAAAGTTGTCGGTATTGCTGGAGAAGTTGGAAGTAAATCCATAGAAGATATAGAATTCCAATGTAATGGTATTCAGATGTCTGATTCTTTTATATTAAATGATTTCACAGAAACATTTGGTATAATAAAGAAAGATACAGGTGTATCAATACATGGACTTTTAGGCAGTAACTTCTTTGATGCTCATAACTATATTATCGACTATAATAACAAATCATTTTATGCAAGACATTCTAGTGATAAAAAAGACTCCAAACTACTTTCATTATTTAAAAAAACTTAAATCAATGGAAGGCAGGACATCTCTTGTATTTGAGTTGTATACCAACGATTGGTCTTTTGTAAAAAGAGGCAAGAATGAAAATGGTTTACGTTTTGTGCATCCTAAAGGAGGACCGACTCTTGTACAAGGGGAAACTATTCCGAATACGACTTTAAAGATTCAAGACATTATATTTAAAGAAAGTGAAGGAATTGAACATCATACTAGAATATTTCTAATTCTTAAAGAACAGATTGATGTTAATTAAGAATTTACCTGTTGTTGTATATGATATAGAATGTTTTCCTAATTTATTTACCTGTACCTGTTATCATACGGAACGAAATCAAAAACTTGTTTTTGAAATATCTGAAAGAGTTGATTATCATAAGACTTTAAAAGACATTAAATACAGTTTTATAGATTGCAAGAAGTTTCTATGGTGTGGGTATAATAACAAACATTATGACGATCCAATCATAAATTTCATCATTGACAAATTTAACGTTTGGCAAAATGATTTTTATGATTGGAAAATCATAACGAAAGAGATTTTTAATCTCAGTAATTTGATAGTTAATTCAGAAACAACTGATGGCTGGAAAAAATGGAAATATGCCAACAACTTCAAATCAATGGATTTACTTACAATGTTGTTTTCATCAAAACTTAGGGTAGGACTGAAAGAGATGGAAGTGACAATGCAAGTCGAAAATGTTGATGAATTTGAAGGCGATTTCAACAAACCAGTCAAAGAAAGTGATATTGACAGAGTACTTGAGTATAATTTACATGATGTAATGAACACTGTCGAATTACTCGACAGATGTAAAAAAGACATTGATTTAAGACTTGGTATTGAAGAAGAATATGGTGTTGATGTACTCTCTATGGATGGAGTGTCTATCGGTAAAGAGATACTTAAAACAAAATATCTACAAGATACTGGTAAAACTTGGGATGACATCAAAGATTTGAGAAGTCCTTGTGACATGGTTGAACTCAATAAAGTAATATTACCTATTGTAGAGTTTAAGACACCTGTATTGCAAGAGCTTCTCAAAGAAATGAAAACTCTGATTGTAAGTCCTGGAATAGATGGATGGAACAAGAAATTTTTATTTCATGGTACAGTCATATCTATTGGTGTCGGAGGTTTACACAGCCAAAATACTCCGGAAATAATAATACCAAAAAATGATGAATATCTTCTTCACGTCGACGCTGCGTCGCTATATCCGACATTGTTGATTGAGTGGGGGCTTATACCAAAACATTTAGGTAAAGAGTTTTTAACGACTTATAGTAATATTAAAAAAGAACGTATTGAAGCTAAACATAATGGTAACAAATTGAAAGACAAGACCTTAAAACTGGCATTAAATGCGGTAACAGGCCTTATGCAAAGTCAACATAGCTGGTTATATAGCCCTGAAGACGTAATGCGAATCCGAATGAATGGTCAGCTTATATTGTTAATGCTCGCAGAACGTTTGATAGATACTACAGACTGTAGGGTAATTCAATATAATACTGACGGACTTTATATGATTTTAAAAAAAGATAAATATACTGAATATCAAAATACTAAAACAGAATTCGAAAAAATCAGCAGACTTGTTTTTGAAGACGATCAGTATGAAAAATTCATTCAATACGCTGTAAATGATTATATAGCAATAAAAAAAGGATATTCTGAAACCAAAAACCAAGATCTTATCGAAACTAAAGGTATGTTTATCGATTATCCACAACTTGGTAAAGGACTCGATTGTCTTATAATACCAAAAGCGTTGATAAAATATTTCGCAGATGGAATTCCTGTTGAAAAGACGATAGAAGAATGCAACGACATACATGACTTTATATCTTATCAAAAAATAGGAAAACAATTCGCTGTAGATATTGGAACCAAACAGAATATAAATCATATCAACAGATTTTATTATTCTACAAATGGAGACTTTCTTATCAAACGTGATAAAGATACCGGAAAACAAATAAAAGTCAATTCAAATTTTGGTGTAACGTTGTTGAATGTTATACCTAAAGATTACAAATTGCCTGATAACATTAACTATCAGTATTATATAGGACAATGTAAAAAAATAATAAATGATTTGGAAAACATACAATTAACGCTATTCTAATGACTATAACTTTTAAAGACAGATTTGATAAAACAATTGTTGTAAAGACAGATGTGAATGACAAAAAAGAAGTTTTTAAAGCTATAGATGACTTTTTGGCAGTAAGAAATGTGGAAAGTCCCTATATGAGACTTATAGGGACTCTTCCTAATCAAACAATGATAGATTACGGAAGTCATTCAAGCTTTTTCTTCGTAGATACTGATGTCGAAAACTTAATAAACTCTAACTAAAATGCCTACAATTCTTATACCTGATGTTCACGGTAGAACTTTTTGGACAAAAGCAATACCTTATATAAAAAGAGGGATACCTACAATATTTTTAGGAGATTATCATGATCCGTACCCACATGAAGGTATATTGACTGGAGATTCGTTACTTAATTTCAGAAACATCTTAAGTACAGCTTATACGTTTAAAAATGTAATGTTGTTACTTGGTAATCACGATATGACTTATTTTGCTGACCCGTCATTTTGTGATTGTAGAAAAGATGCACTTAATGCTGCTGCATTAAGAAACTTGTTTTCTACATATAAATTCAAGTTATGTACATCAGTAAAAACAAAAGACAAACATTTTTTAATATCTCATGCAGGAATTACAAAACCTTGGTTTGACAAAGTAAAAATTTTTTATTCAAACAATCGAATTTCACCTCTCGATGCGATATTTGAAACAACAATATCACCTGACGACGAATTGATATGTTCAAGCATTAATAATATTTTGGAATGTTTTTGTAACAATTTCGCCAAAGAAGATGCTGGTGATATTTTGAAAACGATTTCGTGTGCTAGAGGTGGTACATCTGACTATGGATCTGTAATATGGGCAGATTATTATGAATTTGTACAACATCCAGAATATATGTTGCCGTATGATCAAATAGTTGGCCATACAATGCAACTGGATGTAGAATATCAAGAAGGCTCAGTAAAATATAAGTTCGGTAATGCTTTAACAGCATACAATACCAATGTGACTTGTATTGATACAGCAAGATGTTATATATTAACGGATGATGGTGAACTTGATATTCTTTAAACTTTTCTTAAATTATAGATTTAATTTTAGATATGCATGATAATGTAGATCATCCTAAACATTATACTTGGTTAAAAGAGAAATGCGGCATTGAAGTTATTGATATTACCAGGCATTTGGATTTTGATACCGGTAATGCGATAAAATATCTTTTACGAGCAGGACATAAAGAAGACGCTTCAATGTCTGAGCAACAAAAAGAGCTCGAAGATTTTCAAAAAGCCGCCTGGTATATAAATGACAAAATAAACCAACTTAAACAAAATTTAAAACAATGAGAAAACTAGCGACAATCAGAGTCATTTCAGAAATAAATCCCATAAAGGGGAAAGACAGAGTTGAAATGGCCACTGTAGATGGATGGACCTGTATGGTAAGCAAGAAAGACAACTTCAAAAAAGGAGACTTGTGTATTTTTTGTGAACCAGACAGTGTTTTTCCACAAACGGAACAATGGGACTTCCTTAAGAAGTACAATTACAGAATTAAAACACAACGGTTCAAGGATGGAGATGGTACTACAATATTCTCTCAAGGTTTGGTGTTGCCAATTGAAATATTGCCGACGAATTATAACGCTTCTATTGGCAATGATGTGACATCGTTACTCAATATAACACAGTATGAACCGCCAATGGATAAGGATACTGAACAAACAGTGTCAAAAAGTAATTTTCTTAACCGCTTTAAGTGGTATAGAAAAATCATAAAGAAGAAATTCAGCAACAAATTTCCTGAATTCATTAGCAAGACTGATGAAGAAAGAATTCAAAACATACCTAATATCATAACTGAAGATGTAGTATGGACTGCTACGGAAAAAGTGGATGGACAGTCAGGAACATTCGCATTGGAAAGAAAACCCAGGAGATGGTGGCAGTTCAAAGATCATTATGAATTTTATGTATGTAGCAGGAATTTCAGAAAACCTATAAAAGATTCTTCTTCTTACTGGAAATGCACTGAAAAATACGACATAGAAAATATTCTGAAATCAATTCTTGAAAAACGTAAAGATTTGGAATTCGTTGCTTTTCAGGGCGAATGTATAGGTCCTAATATACAAGGCAACAAGTATGCAAAGAAGGATTATGAATTAAAACTTTTTAATATCAGGATCCCAGGCAAACGTCTTGGCACCCTTGAAGCTATGGATTTTGCAAAACTTTTTGGTTTTAATGACAAGATTGAATTTGTACCAGTCATTTATCCAAGAATTGAAATTAAAAATCTTACCGTAAAAGATATTCTCGGTTTAAGTAACGGCAGATCAAAACTCTATAAATGCAATAGAGAAGGTTTGGTATTCAGATCACAGGACGGTAAGTTGAGTTTTAAAGCTGTAAGCCCCATGTTCCTCGCTGCGAATAACGAGTAACATGCAACAATTTACATATAGAGAATTTTCTAAATTATTAAAAAACAATGGTTACATAGAATCAAGACAAAAAGGTAGTCATGTAATATATACCAGTAATAATGGTAATCATATAAGTGTGCCTTTACATATTAGAAGCGTGATAGCCCGTAGACTGATAAAAGAACACGGACTATCCATTTAAAGAATTAGGAAAGTATACAATAAAGCAATTTACTATATACTTTCCTATTTTTTTCCAGTTGTGTATAAATTTTTACATTTTTTAACTTTTTTATTTCAAAAATTCTTCGTATCTTTGCATCTTTAAAATTTAAGCATATGTTACCATATTGTATAAGAATAAACAATTTGAAAGATTATCCAAAAATTTCAAAAAAATTGCCTAATAGAGCCATTGCTGCATATATTGTACAATGGCAAAGAGACAATAAGAAAACAATGGATGATTTTCCTAAAGAAGATGAATTAATAGACTTTATAAAGTCACATAACACAACTGAAGCACAGCGCACAAATACGGCTTATCTTGTAGATTTGTTAAAGAAAGACACAAAACTTCCGAAATTTACGATTGCAGAACCTTATCTGAAAGTGGATTTTTCAAAGTTTGGTTTAAGAGCTGAATCTACTGATGCAATAGAACGCCTTAGAGCTTTACGAAGAGAAATACCGTTTGTCATAAGACAGGACCGAGTTACATCTTTATATAAATTATTTCAAAAAATAGTTATCAACGAACAAGCAAAAAATCCAGGAATGTCTGTATCTGAGGCTATAAGATCGTTAGGTGGACCAAGTGCGATTTTCAACGATATAAAAGCCAAAATGATACGTCATATCGTTACAAAGACTGACAAACTTGTTGAAGCCGAAACTTCTAAAATCACAGAACCTTCGGAGAAAGAAATAACTGCAATCAGAAATAAAATTCTTTATGCAAAAGATGCAGAGGTAAAAATAGTAAACAACTTCACGACTCTTGCTGAACAAGCATGTAATATGATTCGTTGGAGTATGAATATCTCTATAGATATCAATAATGATAATGTGGAAGATGTTCAAGCAGATTCCAATTCTGACGATACTATTGAAGATACTTACGCAAATAAAGATGACAGTGAAAGAATGCATCAGAAAGACCATTGGATGAACCATTATTCTGAGGTGTCTAACGAAGCTTCTTTATCGAAAATCACAAGACTTATGCTTGATAATATATATCAAGTTGACAAGAACGGAAATGTTAAATATGACGACCTTGGAAACCCGCGTTTTGTTGATTTTAATGAAGCTCATACAGCATTGATAAATTGGTTGACATCAATGGTTGATGACACAGATATGCTTCCATTATTAAAGGAAATGAAAAAATATTACCCTTGGGTTCAACAATTGATTTCTGAAATAGAAACTAAAAGTCCTAATGTCAAAGACCAACAAGATGCCGGTAAAAAATTCACTGCTTTATTTAACGACATGTGTTGCGCTTTCATAAAATATCATAAAGAACTTATAAATGTTGATGCTAATGGAATTATTAAAATTGGTATAAAAAATCTTAATGATTCTGAGCCAATAAAAACTTTATATGATACTTGGCGTAACAATTATCAAAATGGTGATGTCATTGGTGATGAAAACATGTCTGTATATGGCAAAGACCGTAGCATTATACCTGAAAATGCAAAGAAAATCGTAAAACTTTTACAGGCATCGTTAAATACATATTCCGATAAAAATGCACAAAAAGAAGGCATAACTCGTGAATTGCTGGAAGCAAGACGTAACTCTGTAATGAAAGGGCAACCTTTATTCAAGAACATGACTATCATGTTAAATTCACTAGGTATCGATGTTGATTCTGATGATCTTGAAAACATACTTACAAACATATATGCGATAGATAAAAAAGGTAATCCTGTAGAAATAGCAGAAGGAGAAAGAGTTCACTACAAGACATACGATCCTTACGAAGCCATTTGTTCTAGTATTTTTACGATAGCAAATACAATAGGTGAAAATAAAATCAATGCTTATAAAGAAGGATTCGATCTTATAAATGAATTCGGTAAACGTTATAGAACGTTAGCTAGATATTTACAGAGTTCTGTGAAAAACGCTATAGAAGCCAATATCAGAGAAGGAGACACAACAAGATATGCACACGCAAAAGATAACTTTATCTTTAGACTTATGCGTATATTAAGACAGGAAATGAAAAATAAAAATGCTCCCGAAGGGTTTCAAGACAGATATTCCAATTACTTTGATTATTATATTAATGAAAAATATAAAAAATATGATTGGTTTTATGACAAGAATTCAAATGAATGGAACATTGATATTTTTAAACTCCTGGAAGGTAATGTTGGCGATGATTCTGATTTGAGGCGTTGTCTCACTGACTTCAAGGAAATGTTTGATATCGGCGTTGTATTGCAGCAAAAAAACAGTGGTGTAACAAAAGATTTTGAAACTTACGGAGATAGGGAAGCTGCTATATCACAGATAGCACAATATAGGACTTTTGACGGTGAAACTGAATCAAACTGGGCAAGATATTATTTACCTTTACCAGCTGAAGCAGGATTTGGTTATGTTATGACTTTGCCGAAATATTTATCTGATGAAAACGGTACTGCGCAAGATAAGATTCTTGATAAATTCGTAAATATCATCAAGCAGGAATATAATCGTATAATGGAAGTCAGAGAAAGAGCCAGACTTGTCAAAGAAGGCGTGTTGCAAGACAAAGATCTTATAGCAAGTTATGATAAGACTGGAGATTCTTTCAGGTTTTTCCCTGGTTTGAATGTAAAAGACGATAATGGAGAATATCATATCATAAATCTTATAAAGGACGCTAAAGAAGACTTTTCGAATACCGATTTGAAAAACATCATAAAACAAGAAGTCTTGAAATATGTTGAAAGTGACTTTAGAAAAGCAATGGACGATTGGAGAAATTGGGGACTTCTTGACAATAGTTCGACAGGTGTAAACAAAACTCTTGGTACTATAAGTAGAGAAAGGCATTTTATGAATCCTTTGTTAACAGCACTTAATATTGTCAAACAAGATGAGAATAAATTGATTGATATCAACGCCATTGCTGAGTTTCCGTTTAATGAGGATTTATATAATAGATTAATAAACAGTGGATTATTAAGTAGAGATTCTTGGGAAACACTTGTAACTTTACACAATGGAGGAACCATTCGTAACAATTTGTTGTTTTCAAATATCGAAAACATTCTCTATAACTTTCTAGAACCCTATATAGTGCTAAATAAGGACAAGACTGCTTATGTTTTGAGAAACAACATAGATTATTCCAATGTAAATATGGACAAAATCACAAAAATAATCAGTGTTGTCAGACCAGCTTTGGATTATCTTGGTGATCTTTATCAGGAAAGTGAATCAATAAGCAATATGATAAATAATGCTAAAGATAATATAAACAAAACAGATCCTACTACAGAAGCTTTTAGAGAATTCTTTTACAATTCCATGTATGCACAAGCTGAAATGATCGAATTGATTACAGGAGATCTTGCTTTCTATAAAAATCTTGAAGAATGGATAAAAAGAGCAAAACAATTTCATGCTCCTGGTATGCGTTTGAATGTAAATGCCACATGGAACGGTAAAAAAGTTTCTGACGGTTATCAAAAAGCAGTATTTTTAAAAGATTCAGAAAAACCTTCTCCTTCTTATGAAGATATTGAAAGAACACTTAACATTTATTTGAAGAATCCTGCTGAAAGAAAACTTGCATTAAGTCTTTATAAAGGAAACAATATTACTGATGCACAATCATTTAGAAAATTATCTTCTTATAGAAAGATTGCTATAATGTCTAATGATTGGAACGAACAGAAAGAAGAATCCTATCAAAGATTTATGAAAGGTGAGTTTGATATGCAAGATTTTCTTACTGTCTATAATGCTATAAAACCGTATGTATATACAGACCAAGATATAGCTTGGACGGATGCTGCTGGAAACGAACATCATTTTAAAGCACCGTTACAGATAAAAACTTCTGAAACAGTATTGCTTACAATGTATGCCCAGCTTGCTTCTATGGCAAATACTTCTCCTGTTCTTTCTGCTTTAAATGAATTTGGCGGTGACAATGTTGACGTATATGTTTTCAGTTCAGCAATTAAAGATGGTGCTAACCATGTCATAGACTTAAGTTCTGTTGAAGATACCGGTGATTTTAACAAGACAAAAAAGACCATTGTGTCTCAACTGAATAATTTAGTACAAGCAGATCCCAAATTTGTACATACTCTTGATTTACATGATTATGTAATTCAGACTCCAAATCCCGAACACTTGTTTGATAAGACACAGTTGCTTGGTACCCAGTTAACAAAGTTAATCACTGCTGATATAAGTGATGACACTTTGGTTGAAATTCCTGGTATGTCTTATTTTGCTGGAGATTCAGTAAATATCTTTGGTGTTCCTGTAGCTTTTACAATAGACAAAGAAACTGGTAAAAAACTCTTACCATTCAAAGATGCAAAAAGACTTTATCATTATGTACGTACAGCAAACATAATGATGGACTTTAAAGCGGTAAAAGATGAATTTACTGATATTGAAAGTCTTGAGAGATTACTTAAAGACCAAGTTATGTCAAGTGCTACATTTTCTCCAGATCTTTTGGAGGCGTGTACTCTTGTCACCGACCCCGAAACTGGTGAAAAATATTTCAACATACCTTTGGGAGATCCTGTTCAAAGTAGGAAGGTTCAAAGTCTGTTATACAGCATCATCAAAAATAATGTGACAAAACAACAGATTGATGGTGGTAGTGCTGTACAGATTTCAGCTTTCGGTTATGATGAAGAACTTGCAATAAGATTTACCAATTCAAAAGGTGAACTTATTCTTAATGAAAAGGAATTCAATGAAAATCAATCAATGAAAGACAAATACAAGACTTTTGAAGCCTATAAGAAATCTGAAGAAGGCAGTGTTACAGGAAATCCAAAAAGTCATATTGCCTATGCAGAATGCTATCTTCCTGTATATAATTCAGACTTATTGCAATATTTACATACTGACGAAAACGGTATTTTAAAAATTGAAGACATTCCTGAAGAGTATCGTGATGAATTGCTTAACATTGTAGGATTCAGAATTCCTACTGAAGATAAATTTTCAATGCTACCTTTAAAAATAAAGGGTTTTCTACCTCAATCTTTAGGTTCATCGATAATCCTTCCTGCTGATTGGGTTACTATTTCAGGTTCTGACTTTGATATTGACCACTTGTATCTTATGCTTCCTGGTCTTGAGACTCTCGAAGACGGTCAGGTGAGAAAGATACAATACGATTTCAGTAAATCTGCTTTGGATCAAAATGAAGACTTTAAGAAAGCTCGTAAAGCAAGAAACAACATTATACTCGATTTTGTCTTTGGTATACTTACAAACTCCGAAACAATGGGTAAACTGTTGAATCCAGGTGGTTTTAATGAACAAAAGAAATCTGCTCGTGTTGTAAGACTTTCAGAAAACGTTCCTTTAGATCAAATTGAAGCCTTAAAAGAACAATTTAATGTAACATCCGATGAAGATCTTTTCAAAAAAATTGAGACTTTAGATCTCAAAGAGTTGGATAAAATACTTGACAAGTACAAAACAGTTGACAATCCATTGTCACCTGTTGTTTGGGTTAAGAACCATTCCAGAATTTCATCTTCAGGTATGATGATCGGCATTAATGCTGACCAGAGTGTAAATCACGCTTTGCTGCAGCATACCAATGTTGCAATAAAACCTGAGTTTGTATACAAAATCGACGAATGGGAAAATAACTCATTACATGAAAGGATTGGTGCTCACGATGTGGTCATTTCGAAAAATGTATCTGAGCATGTCGACAGTTCTGTAGATGACGTTAAAGACCCTACTCTGTCTGATACGAACCAGAATACTTTTACTGCTGACGTTGCAATCACAAACTCTAGAATTGGTCATGATAAGTATGCTACAAACCTGTTACTTACACAGCCTATTGTAAGAGAAATGACAAAAGAGTATTTTGATAACTTAGGCAATAAAAGTAAAGAATCAGCAATAACCACAGTTCTTTATAGATGGAAAAATATGTTAAATGAACAGGATCAAAAATCTTTCTCGTTTGACAAACTTAAAGCTGGTGGTTATACTTGGACTAAAGCTAATATGTTTCATAATAAACTTCAGGCAAGAAGATTGGAACTCAATCAACTTAATAATGAGGAACATTATAAATATATTCAAGATCAAGTTGCAATGGGAGAACTTTATTATAATATCTTTAAGATAGCAAAAGTCTTAGGTGATATTGTAAAGTTCTGTAAAGCAGATACTTCTGCTGGTGCTGCTGGTCCTGATATAGCTACTACCGAGAACAGGATTGCTGTAGCAAGACAAATTTTACAAGATTCCGAAGCAAAATCGTATCCTTTGACAGGAGTCAGGTCAATTGTCCGTGTAAACATGCTTGACAGGATAATGCAGCTTATTGACAGCAATCCTGATGAAGTTTTAAGTATGTTTTCCGACTCACCTTTCCCTGCCATACAAGCGTCGTTTACGTTTGGTATTGAATCTGCCAATGTATTGTTCAAGGATTATTTTCCTGAATTTAACAGTCAGTATCCGAAATTGCTTGACCAGTTAAGGTCTATTACTAAAACCGGCAAATTAAGTCCAAAGTTAGTAAACAGATTTTATAGGGATTCAAGACTTTATGTATTTACTGCTTTCGGTGGTGAAAACAATTATTATTCTAGCTATACAGACATTGACGGTAAAGTTTATGAAGTAGGCAAAAAAGACCCTGTGACAGGAAAAGTATTGACCAAAGCAGACATTTTAAGAAAATGGGTATATGATTTTCCATTTAAATTCAAAACCATGAGTATGACAATGCCTGAACTCAAAAACAACATGTTTACTTCCAGGTTAAGAACTTTTTCAGAAACAAAATCCTGTAATGCGCCGACAATTAATTTTATGAACGTTGGACATTTGAACAATCGTTCTAAATGGATTATAGGTAATTATTGGGGTTCTTTGTTTGAGTCGAAAGATCCTAAGATCAGACAACTTGCTGACGAACTGTTTTTCTATGCAGGTTTAAGGACGGCTTGGGATTTCGGTCCTGATACATATATACATCTTGCCAATACGTTTACAAGAGAATCTGTAAACAGTGATTACATTGACTGTATCAGAAATATGGAAAAAGGCAATTTTAATCTTTCAGGCTTTTTGGAGATGTTTATACTAAACAATTTGAATGAAAGATCTTTGTCGCCTGAAGTTCCTATAGAAACCTTTTCAAATATAGCAAGTGTTAACGATAAAGGCAAAACTGTATACAATGTTGAAGACAAACTTTTTGTCGATGTCAAAAATGTCAGAGGCTCTGGTGCTGAACAATTGATACTTCGTAAGGGTATCAATAGATCTGAAAACACTTATCATCCTTATATAACAATCGTTTCCAATGGTGAAAATGTTTATTATAAAAAGAATGAAGATGAATCTGACGATGAAACTCTTGTATATGATAGAATCAATCCTCTTGGTATAGCAAAACATATTCTTGTATACGATGCTCAATCTAATCCTAGTGAACTTGTTGATGTCATTGATACAAAATATGTTGCAAAGAAAAATAATAACAAAAATAACATGAAAGAACCTAGTAAAACAGAAGTTATTAATATTTATGCAGGTACTGGAGAGAATGTGGAACTAAGTAATTTTGCAGAAAGACCTTTTGACTTTTCAAGTTTTACTAATGATGATTTCTTTGATTTAAAATCTGAATGGGAATTTTTAGATTCTGATGGAGTAGAAGAATTTTTAGCAAGTACTTCATTTGATTCTGTAGAGCAAGCATTTCAAGCTATTAAAGCTGCTTATGCTAGAGGATACTATATAAACGATGAAAGTGAAGAAGGACGTAAAAATGAGGAAAAATGTAATGAGATAATAGATAAAATACTTGCTTCTAAAAATCCTTCAGAAATTAAAAAACTTGGAAGGACTATTCCTATGGGCAAGGTCTCTTATAGTAGTAAGACTATATTAGAAGATTGGGAGGCAATCTCTTCTAAAACTATGGAAGTCTTAATTGAACAGTCTTTTAGACAGAATCCTCAAGCTAGACAAAAACTTTTTGAAACAGGCTATGCTACTCTAACTCATACCCAAGATAAAGGTAAATGGGGTACTGAGTTTCCTAGAATTCTTATGGAAGTTAGAAACAGATTGATGAGGGAATATCACCATGACCCCAATCAGTTAGTTATGAATTTTGAAGAATTTACCAGTCAGCCTACTTCTCAAGAACCTACTATTGCAGAGCCCTTATTTAAAGAAGAATCTTCTAATGGTTATAGAGAAAGAACCATTAAGAATGCCAAAGCTGACGCTACTATTGCTTTGGCTGTTGATTTTAACTCTGCTGGAGAAAGACTTACTAAAAAAGCTGTTTTGGAGAATGGTAAAAAATATATTCCTGTTAATACCAATAATCCAGAAATTACTGATAAGTTAGTAAATTCTATAGTTGACCAATTAAACGAGGTAAATGCCAAATCTCTTAATATTGCAGGTAATGGTATCTATACTTTAAAGGGTAAATACACCCAAGAGCAAGTTGATGAATATGTCTATAACTTACTCAATAGAGTGTTAAATCATCCTAATCTAAAAACTAAAATAGAGACTATCAGAAGTGGTGGACAAACTGGTTATGATGAGGCTGGTATTAAAGCTGCAATGAAATTAGGTATTAGAAGTGGTATTTTAGCTCCTAAAGGATGGAAATTTAGAGATATCAACGGTCGAGACATTTCTGATGAACAGGCTTTTAAAGCTAGATTTACAACACAGCAAATAACATCACAAGCACCGCAAAATATTTCCGATCCTCATGAAGATACCCCTGAAATAAAGACTACTCCAACTGAGGTTGAAGAGAATGATGCTGATTTAGAAGCACTTTACAACGAAAGAAATGCTTTGTTGTCAGATTATGAAGCTAATGAAGACGATGAAAGTCGTAACGCTATTAAAATACAACTGCTAGCAATCGATAAAGAAATAGAAAAAAGTAAAAACTTATGTAAGAATTAATCATGATTTCATGTAATCTTAAACCGATGGTGACAAATGCTGTTACCAATAATGAAGAGGAGAGCAGGTTATTCAATGACCTGCTTTCCTTCACTAAAAAATTTCCAGACAGACGAAACAAGGTTGTGGATACATATCTTAAACTTGTAAGTCCTGCTAATCTTGAACTGCTGAAAGGGAAAGTGGAACTGAATGAACAAGGCGAACCGAATATTGGTGACCTTTTAAGAGAAACTGATTTAGCAGAATACTTGGATGAAGAAAGCATACAAAAATACCTGAAGCAACAGTTAAATACCGATAGACAAATTGACGACAATACAGAGAATTATATATCTGCTGTTGAAAAAATAATCAAATTCAACGACAATGATTCTTTGAAAGGTAATTACGTTGCTATTCTTAACCACGTTACTACCGAAAAAGGACGCAAACTGTTTATAACTGTAGAACCTTATTCAGAATCAACAAGAAAAATTGCAGATGATTTTAAAAAAGCATACGAACTTAACAATAAAATAAAAGCTGCATTGCAAAGGGCAGGTGTATCTGTATATGCTTATGACAATTTGCAAGACGAACTGGCAACAGGCGAAATAGACTTTAAGGCTGCGGTAGACGGTGCTAATGGTTTGAAAACAATAATAAAGATTGCCAAAGGCTCAAGAGGAGAACAGCAATTGCCTGAAGAATTCTCGCATTTCGTATACGAATGCTTAAAGAATGAAGAACTTGCAAAAAGACTTGTAAATATAATTTCAAACAACAATCTTGAAGAAGCTATTCTTGGTGATGAATATGATTTGAATTATGAAAAATACAATGGGAATAAGGAATCTTTAACACATGAAGCGATTACAAGCCTTATAAGACAATATTTTTTGGAGAGTGAAGGAATTGTGCCTGATAACGTCAAAAACCTCTCAGAAAGGCTAAAAAAGGTCTTTAAGCAAAAATTTTCCAGACTGGATGAAAATGAAATTCAAAAATTAGTCGATGAAGCTTTAACAAGCATCCAAAAAATTTCCAGTAGTGTATTTACAGATCCTGATGTGTTAAAGTCTGACCTTATAAAGGTAAATAGAACTTTGTTTCATCTTGATGAACGTGTAGACAGAGATATAAAGCTCTTACAGAAAATTATAAACACCGAAATAAAGAGAGCTTCAATATACGACACATATGCAAACAAGAAATTTATAGACAAAGAAAAAGAATTCATTGCAAAATTGGAGAAATACCAAAATACCGATGAACAAAGACAAGCTTTGGGTATAGCAATGTTTGTGCAGAAAGCATTAAACACTTTCAAAAGCCTTAGTGACAGAATCAAACAAGTTGAAAGCAATCCCAATATGTCTATAAATGAAAAATGCAAGGTGCTTAGAGAGGTTAAAAACTACCTTAACAGCTATACAAATGTCCTAAAAGAAATCAAAGATGCTGCAGATGATGAGGCAGAATCAACAGATTCCAACTATAATATAGATACTGGTTTCTTTAAAGGCGAAATAAAGACAATAGTCGACAGTGCTTTTCTTGCTGCAAGTGAACTTGAACACGCTTACGACAAAAGTGCAAAGCCATTATTCATAGCATTTATGAAACCTTTTATGGGTGAAGAAATTGTCGTTCCTTTTGGCAAAAACAAAGGAGAAAAAATGTCTGTAGACAGATTCGTCAATGAAGCTGTTACGGATATATCATTCCTTGACAGATGGCTTAATAGTATGACGAATTCGGGTGACTGGATGAACAAGCTTTTTGCAGTAGCTGTAAAACAACAAAATACAAAAACAAGACTTGAAACAATAGACTATCAAAAGAAACTTATAGCTGCAGGTCTTAAACTGGAAAAAGCTGGCATAACAGATCAATCATTCGTATTTGAAAGAGATAATGAAGGAAACCTCACATTGAATTTTGTCAGCAGATATAACTGGGGACAATATAGGATAGACAAAAACAAATTTGAACAGTCTTTTAACGACAGATTCGGCGAAGATAGATCGAAATGGACAAAAGCACAACGAAAAGAAAGAAATGTCGCTCTAAAGGAATGGAACAGCAAACACTTGCAAAAAGACAAAAAAACAAAATACAACGTTCCTTCAGATATGTATTTGAATCCTGAATATGACAGAATTCAAAACAATGAGGCTATGAAAGAATTCTATGACACAATGGTTGAAATGAAAGAACTTTTCGATTCCTGGCTACCCAATACAAGACAACAGACTCATACAGTACCTGTAATTATAAAAGACCTTGTGGAAAGAGTTAAGGATGCAGGCAATATCAAAGGTGCTGGCATAGCTATAGTGGAATCTTTAAAAGATGAAGTCATAAGACGTTCCGATGATGTCGATTTCGGTATGGAAGGTGAAATTGTATATGGGGACGCTTTCATAAAAAAACGCCTTACATTTGACAGTACGCCAATAAACAGATTGCCGATTTATTACCAAAAACTCAGAGGAGACACATTTACAAAATCAGGAAGACTTATACAAAGAGGTGACAATGTAAATGATGTATCGACAGATATAGTTTCAACAATGTCTGCATATGCTTATATGGCTGTGAACTATAAAAACATGAATGATATCGTTGATGCACTTGAAGTGGCAAGGGATTTTCTTGACAGAAACCAAGAAGTTCAACTGACCGAAGGTGGAAAACCAATCGTTGAACAAATAAAATTTATGGGACGTGAATTCGAGCAAAAAGCCTTGAAACAAACTGGCACAAGAATATCACAACAAAGAGATGACTTTTTCTCTGCACAGGTATATGGACGATATTTTGCTGACGCAGGTACCATAACAATTCTCGGTCAAACATTTGATTTATCCAAACTTGCAGATTTATCAAATAAACTGACATCACTTAATGGTTTAGCTTTGAATTTCTTAGCAGGTTTTGCAAACATAAACCAAGGTGTTATAATGATGGATATAGATGCCAAATCCAAGGAATTTTTTAATACTAGAAATGTTGCTCATGGTGATTTGGCTTATGCAAAATATTTACCTGACTATATGCTTGAAATAGGTTCGAGAGCAAAAACAAGCATGATGGCATTATTTGATGATGAATACAACATCATGCAAGAATATGACCGTAAAATAAGGGATATCCGTTTCGACAGACGTCAATGGTTTCAAAAAATGTTCGGTAGTGACTTTCTGTATTTTACTACGAATTCTGGTGAACATTGGATGCAACATAGAACATTTTTCTCATTGGTTGATGCTGAACCTCTCAAAGATATCGAAGGAAATGATGTTTTAATCACTGAAGCATACGACAGAAAATTTATACAAGAAGACGGTACACTTGGTGATACAGACCAAGGTCTTGGTGCCAAACTTGTAATGAAAACCGGTTTGCATGACCGTAATGGTAACAGAATCATAACCAAAGAAGAAGCTAAAACTCATGGTAAACTTAAGGAAAATGAAGTTTCACAAGAGGAATTCACGAATTATTTTTCAAGGAAAGTAAGTGAAATAAACCATAGACTGCACGGTATATACAATACTGAGGATATGAACGCATTTCAACGCACTGCAATAGGCCGTATGGCGATGATTTTCCGTAAATGGATAGTTCCTGCAGTAAACAGAAGATATCGCGGTATAGACTATAATTTTGATCTTGACGAATGGACTGAGGGATATTATCATACTGTCGGCAGATTGTTTGGTCAAATATATCGTGATATAAGAAATGGCGAGTTTAACTGGGAACTTTTTAAAGACGAACTTACAGATGTAGAAAAAGCTAATGTAAGACGTGCTGCAACAGAAATGGCAACACTTGGTGCTATAGTACTTGCACTTATACTTATTGACTGGGATGACGATAAAGATAGACCTTGGGCAATAAAAATGATGGAATACCAATTACGTAGAATGAGAACTGAAATTGGTGCCATTACACCTACATTGTTATTGCCAAATGAACTGTTTAAAATCATTCAATCACCTACAGCAGATGTAAGAACATGGCAAGGTATTATAGATACATTCAAACTATTGAATCCTGCCAATTATTCCACTGAAGAAGAGGATTTGATTCGTTCAGGACGTTATAAAGGCCATACAAAGGCATATAAAATATTTTATCAAAGCCCATTATTTCCATTTAATAATGACTGGTATAATATGTTGCATCCTGAAGAAACAATTCCATTTTACAAACGATAAAACAATAAAGGGAGACCCTCGAAAGAGAGCCTCCCTTATTTTTTCCAGATACTAAAAAAAGGGAACCGTTATGGCTCCCTTTTCTTTTATAAGCAATGTAATATGTTATCTCTGATGTCGTTAGGTAGAGTTATCCAAAACTCTTCATTCATACCTGAATTTTCAAGAGCTGTTTGTTGCCATTCAGTTAGATTGTTCCAATCATTTCTAAATTCAGATGAATTTTTAAGTTCTTTTAAAGATTTAATCGTGCCATCTTCATTTTGAATTGAAGTTGCTTCAGGTGCTACAAAACCTCTTGTGACACTGTCAACTTTGTATTTGCCTCTAACTTTATGACCAGTAATTACAATGCCGAATTTTCTAAAGTAATCATCAACAAACAAACCCCACTGATTATCAATATTGGTATCTGTACCATATTGCAGATTGTTTACCATATTATCAATCATAGGTTGATAAGCTTTTGGTGTTAAAGGTCTTCCTACATGATCTACATCATCGACTAAAGAATATCTGATATCAGGATTGTTTGGATCAAAAGTACCTACATTATCAGTAGCTGATTTAATTTGATTTGGTTCTTTAACAAAATAAGTATCAGCTAATTTCATATTACCATCTTTAACATTAGCTAATTTACCACCTTCTTTACTATTATTTACAAAAGAATCAAATTCTTTTGAAGAAGTATCCATAAGATTCTTTCCTTCGTAATCTTTTATGTCCATATTTTTTATATTTAAAAATACAGCCATAACGTTATCAGAACTTTCTTGTATTTCTTGAATAGTAGTATTAGGTTTATTTATTTTATTAAAATAGTCTTCTATTACCTCTTTTGAATACAAATCTTTTGCACCTTCTATCAAACTTTTAAAATCAGAAGCAACTTTATATCCAACAACTTCACTAATATATTTTGGATTCCCCCAAGGATATTCTGAGCTATATAAAGGTTTACTATTTATAAGAAAATCTCCTTTATGAACACCTATAGCTATTTTTTCAGCATTTTCTTTTTTAGAAGTAAAATAAAAAGCATTTGTACCTAAACCAAAAGGAAATCTACTATTTTGTTTAGATTTATCAAAAGTTGTAAATGGAACTGTTGTACCATGATAAACTACTAAAGGTTCACCATTTTCATCTACTACTTTAGAAACATTTTTAGCATCTTCATAAAGTTCAGAAAGATACTTTTCTGTATTAACTACTTTAGATTTATCATATACTTTAGATATACTTTCGTCTATATCAGTTTTCCAAAGTTTTCTATTATCATCATAAGGTTCATTACGTTGCATGCTTCTTTTAGCAAAAGTATCTTCAGACATTTGAGTAATAAGGTCTAAAGTATCTTCTCTTTCTTGTAATACAACCATATCAGATACTAATAGTTGTTTACCCTGCTTCTTAGCATCCTCTACAGCCTCATCAAATAAAGAAAGAATCTTTTGCCTATATTCATCTCTATGCTCACGTCTCCATTTTTTACGTTCTTCAGCACCTTCAGGAAGTCCTAATTCTTTATTGATTCTAGGTTTATAAACACTATCAAAATCTATAACATTTTTGTTATTTTTATAGTATTCTGTTTTACCTATACCAGGATGACCCCAAATAACTTTAGCATTAGCTATTCTAGCAGCAACACTTTCCCAATCGCCAAACCATTTTTTAAAAGCTTTAGTTCTAACTTGTAACCATTGTCTTTCATTAAGATTAGTAGGTTTACCATTAGGAGCTTTCATAAAAGTACCATTAGCAATAGCTTGGTCTTTTATTTGTTGCATTTCAAATGTATATTTTTGATAACGAACGCCTTCAAAAGGATGTTCCTCAGCATCAATATATCTGCCAGCATTCAAGTCTTTATAAAGATTGTCCATCTGTTGTACAATAGTCTTACCATGTTTTATCCACAAGAGAAGTTTGTTAAAGAATCTTTTCATTGCCGGTAAAATACCTCTGCCACCATAAACTTGGTCGATAGCATAATCTTGAAAAGCGTCTGCAAGTTTTTCTTCTAAATCTATAGGATTGGTAATATTGTTCCATTTCTTAGAAGCTTCTCTGAAGATTTCATTTTGTTCTTCATTACTCAAAACAAGATTAAACATATAATGAAATACTTCGTGGAAACCAATACCTCTGACGCCTTGTCTTGACAATTTTATAACATTGTTTTTAAGCTGGCCATAAGCATAAACACCACGTTTAGATGTTTTTATAAGACCATCAACAATCATGAGTTGTTCATTCCTTGAAAGTTGTGGTAAAACTTGATTTATCCATTCAACTTCTTTGTTGATATCTGCAGCAGTATAACTAGATTCATCAGATACAAGTTTGTTTCTTTCATTGCTGGCTGGCATATTATTTAAATTAAACATACCAGAATCAGTGTCATCATCAAAGTCAATGCCTTCATCGTCAGATTCTGTTTTAATAACAGTGCCAGTATTGTTATCAGCCTCTATGTTATATTTCTTATTTATTCTAGCATCCCAATTATAAGTGTTTGCAACAGATTGAGTTACACCATCTTTAGTAACAGCCCAAGGTCCTAACACTTGTTGATTTAACGCAAGATCACCTGTGGTTTTTAATGATACATTTTTCGAAGTAGAAGATAACCATATAAAACCGAGAGTTTCTATAGGCACATCATTTATATTATTTTCAGAAAGAATTTGACGTAAAGCTTCTTTATAGAACGCTAGCTGTGTTTTGTAAAATGCATCTTTTGATGGATCATTTTTACTAGCTTTAAAATCAACTATATAAAATCTACCATCTTTTTCAAGAATGCAATCCATTTCACCAGCGATACGCAAGTTATTGAAAGTACCTGAAACAATAAGATCTTTTGATATAATATTATAATCTTTAAGCTGTTCTTCAACAAAAGTCTTTATATTATTAAGTTCTTCATCACTTAAAGTATAATCTTTATCAGCAGAAACAAGTTTGCCAAGTTCAACCTTTGCTTTGTCAAAATCTTTCGAAGAAAGGTATTCCCTCATAAAAGTATCAAATGCAATACCTCTTTTTATTGGCTCATTTGGAGGAATACTTTCTACTTTATCGGAAGGTGTTTCAAAACTACCATTTCCTTTATCAGATAAAGCATGGAATCTTAAATATAATTCTCCATCTTTAGTTTGATACTGACCGGATGTTCTGTTGACTTCTCCTTTTTCATTTTTGAAACGCTCAGAATTAGTCTTTAAAACATCTTTTACTTTAGTGTATTGTTCAGTTTCTGTAGGTAATGGAGTAACAGTTTGAACGATTTTATTTAAACCTTCATAACCATTAAGTATTTTTTCTTGGTTTTCTGTAAGATCTTCGCTTATTTTTCTAAGCATACGTTCAATAGATGTGGGCGTTATCTTGATATCTCGCTTATCTACATCTTGTTTGCGTATAGAATAACCATTTTTTGAAATAATTCTGTATGAAGCTACATTAAGATCACCCGATTGATTTTCATTTACGACAAAATTAGTTTTATCATCAAAAACAACAAACAAATCCTTACCTGGCAGTTTATAACCTTTAGTTTTTGTCACTATATCTTTTTTAGAATACCAAAATAGTGTGATTGGTTCTGGATTGAGTTTAATATTTAAACTTTTTAATACATCATCAGCATCTTCAGTTTTATCTATATCGACTCTACCATTCCAATTTTCAGCTAATGATGTACCGATATCTTTAGATACGCCAACAGTAGGTTTAGCAACTTCTTTAACAGCTTCTTGTTTAGGAATATAACGTTTGGCTAGATATTGTTGCAAAACATTTGTATATTCGTCAGAGTTATTTTGTCTAATAATAAACGATATATTGTCTGGATTATTAAGATCAATTTTAAAAATACCATATTCATTTCCAAATCTGGGATACACATAATAGTCATGAAAAATATTTTTGTCGTTTTGATCTTGAAAATATATGTAATTAGAATAACGTTTTGAAAGGCCAGCTCTATCAATTTTATCGTCTGTTTTAAAACGTTCTACTTCCTGTGGTATGAATCGTCTTTTAATATATAAAACATTATTTAAGTTATTAATAGCTCCATTATCATTAATTAACTTAAAATCTTTAGAATCTGCTGATTTACGATAATATATTCTTTTACCATTAGTTTCATCGACATACCAAGTAAAATTTGTGCCTTTGTTGTTTTTACCTTTTATGACGACTTTAAGATTTTCATTATTAACACCACCAACAGGTGTAGCTTGTCCTCTTATTGGTGACGGAAATCTCACAGCTTGTACAAACTTTTTTGTATTTGGATCATAATAGTTTGCACCAAACCAACTGCTTCTAACTTCAAGGCTTTCGACGTTAGTAGTTAAAATATCGCTGTTTATAAGTTTGTTGTTGTATTTCGGGTCGTTAAGATTTCTTGGTGTAACATTATAATATACAACTTTACTTAATATATATTCCTGTAGTTTTTTTAAACTAGTTTCGTCATGTCGATCAATATCTACATATTCCATTGAACTTTTGGTAGGTACTTGTTGATCTTCAGGACGATTCTTATTTTCTTCTCTTATCCTATTGTTTTCAGCATCTTGTTTCTTACTACCAAAACCTATCGTTGTAATAGTATCGTTTTTGTCTTTCGTTTGGTGTGTAACACCTTTAGAGTCTCTAAAATAATATTCATATTTTAAATCATCATCAAAATACAACGATTTTCTTAACTCTACCATTAGATTACTAGCAACTTCTACAGTTGTTGCTTTATTAAGTTCTTTTACAGTTTCTTGAATTTCTTTAGCAAACTCATTGTCGTCAGTAAATAAAGTCTGTGAAACAGGTGCTGTTCTTAAAGTAACAGGAAAATAAGTATTTGCTGCAGTAGGAACTAAAGCAACAATATAGCCTTCCATATTGGTTGTATTGACAGGTTCTATAGGAAGTCCTTCAATATCTTGACCAGTAAATGAACCATTTTTTATGACAGCTATTTTAACATCTCTACCATTAGGTATATCCTTTAAGGATCTTTCTTCATCGATAATAGGCACGTTACCGTTATAAATGTCCATAACAGTAGTTTCAACATCGTATACATCAACAACCTCATTACGTTTTTCAGTAGATACAGAACCATCGTTTGTTTTATATTGAATACCTATGTTACTTGATTTAGAATTTTTCAATATATTTCTAAGCTCTTGTATACCGATAACATCGTTTCTTGCAGATACCACTCCTATTATTTGAAAAGAATCATCGTTTAATTTCTTTACGAAGAACAACACATTGTCAGAAATACTTGGTACTTTTGCAAATTGTATTTTGTCTCCATGTTCAAGTAAACCTTGATCTACATATCTAAATGCACCGTGCTCTTCAAGGAAATTCCATATATCATAATAACCTCTATAAGTGCCATTGTTTATATTTTCTTCAGTTGGTGTTATTGTAGCTATATATTCGGGAGTCTCTGTAGGAGGAATATGTTTCCAGCCTGTAGATTTTATATTGTCAATATAAGTCTTTACAGCTTCATCTGACATCCTTAAACCCTGCAGTTCTCTTTCCATATCAACTTCCCAGAAAGGTCTGTAGTCTTGTTTTTTCTTTGCTTCCGGGTCATAGAAAGGAATAGTGTTCATTAAGGTTCTTTTCTTGTCACCGCTGTTACCAGGGGTTTGTTCAGTTGTAGTCGGAGGAACTTCATTGGCTTCTTTCAAAGACTCAGAAGATATTGGAGCAATTGGAGTATCTAACTCATTTTCAGGCAAGTCGGTCCCAAGTTTTGTAGCAGGAGCTTGTTCAGCAGGATCGTTCATTCTTACATAAACATCATCTCTTGCAGGTTGTACTGCACTGGCAGGTGCTTCGTAAGTTCTAAATGAATCCTTGAAATTGTTACTGTCATATATTTTATGTATTGCTCTATCAATAACAAAATCCACCCAATTGTTTTGAGTATCAAATTCTGCAATAGCATTATCATCACCACTCAATGCTATGTCTGTACGAAGCGGTTCCCTATATTCTGCCAATGCTCTATAAGGATAATATAAATTGTCTGAATTACTGGTATTCGTATTTTCAACAACAGCGTCATATGCTTCTTTTGCAGCAGCCTTAACACTACCATCAATGTCATCTTGCTCATCAATTGATTTTGCAACAGCATCTCTAAACTCTTTTTTATGTTTATCAAATTGATATTCAGGATCATTCTTGTGGTCTTTGTCTATAGCTGCTTTTCCACTGTCATCAGCGTTGTCATAAACTTCATCCTTGTCTTCTTTAGTATCGGCATTATTATAAGCGTCAACAGTCTTTTTGTTTTCTTTTTTACGTTGTTTTTTAGCGGCTTTCTTTTCTTGTTTAGACATATCCTCAGCAAGTCTTTCAGGATGTTCAAGATAATCAGCAAGCTGTATATTATATTTCACAACATCTTCATGGATTGCAGCAAGATCTTTCATTTTTTGAATAGTCTCTTTTATGTCAACAGTAGTGTCCGCACCCATAATGACGCCTACAGAGTTAATCCAATTGGCTAAAGCATCGTGTACTTTTACATTGTTTTTGACATCTACGTCGGCATCAAAAAACGAACCAGCCCTTGTTTTTAAATTACTTATGCTATTAATAAGATCATCTATAGTTCCACTAAGCGGTATGGATTTAAGTCCTTGTTCACTGATACTTGCTGCAAGAATATCAGAAGCCATCTGAGCAGCGTCCACTTTACCCATCTCTTTGACAACAAGTTCGGGGATTTCCAGATTCTTCTTATCCGCAACATCTTTAAGCTTTTTAAGATCTTCTACAAGTTCACCAGTCATTGTTTTCTGACGTTCATCCCAGTTGGCAAGCTTAGCTCTCATCCACGTAAGCGTACCAAGTTGTTCCTCAGAGAAAACACCTTCAGTATTGATGTCTATTTTGTCTTTTATCTTTTTGTATTTGTCTACAGCATCCAAAAGAGTCTCTCGAGTCTTTTTGAGTCTTTCAACAATTTCAGCATTATCCATACCTGCAAAAGGGCCTTCTTTTTTGCCATTGATATCCTTTTCGGTGCTTTGTATCAAATCTTGTAAATATTTTGGATCTGCTAAAGCCTCATCAGACAATACAGAAGATATCATAGCTTTATAATCCTGCAAACCGTCTACTTGGTCAATAGTTATTATATCAGAGATCATTTGCGAAAATTCAGCATCCTTAAAAGTTTTTGCATCACCTTGCATAGCTGCGAAATCCATACGGTTTTGTTCCATTTGGTTTCTGTTTGCACCTCTGACCATAGCTGATATTTTCTTACTGCCAAGTATACTATTTACCTGATCTATTATATTTTGCTGTCTTACACGTTCTTTTCTGGCTTGTGCTATATCACCGATGATGCCACCATCAAGACCGATTTTACCGAGTTTTACATCAGCGTTCTGAGCATTCTTGCCTATACGAACCATACCCAAACCGCCTGTAAGAGCCCCTATAAAGCCTTCTTCCCAAGCTGACGAATCATTCCATGTATCGGAAATACTTCTGCCAGCAGAACGCATAAAATCCACCGTATTTTCAGTTAATGTTGGATCCAAAGAAGCGTTATAGAAATTATCAACGTCTTCTTTATAATAGTTTGCCGCAATGTTCTGTATCATTGATTGATTGAATTCTTCAGAACCCTCCATAAAAGCATTACCAACACCTTTAGCTAAACCAGCCCCAGGAATATTTCTAAGTCCATATTCTGTTGCAGATTTTCTTACAGCATTGTTTATATGTCTTGCTGTGCCAAAACCATTTGCATACATTCTGCCAAACTGAAAAAGGCTTGATGCAAACAGCAAAGGCATTTCATTTCTTAAAACAAAATTACCGACTTTAGAAGAATCCATAGCAAGTCTTGTTTTTGCATTGACATAAGCTTGGTTTTCTTCATCTATTAAAGCTTGTTTGTCTGTATTGACATTAACGACATTTTCGCCTTGAAGGGGAAACATCATTTCTATTTCTTGAAGTCTTCTTTCGTGTTCAGCATCAAGCAATTGTCCTTTTGTCTTTACAAAATCTTCCATACCTTGTTTGGCTTCAATAGAAGATTCAGTATAAGCCTGCAATGCTGATCCTATGGCTGCTGAAGCAAAACGGCCAGCTTTTTGACTTCTTAGAATAGTTGCCATTACTTGTGGTATTTTTAAGGCATTCATCCAATTGTTTGTAACTGCAGATGAAGCTATAGCACCAGCAGTAAAACCAAGATTCTTAAGAAATTTGTCACCTATAAAATTAGCAGACCATATATGTTGATACCAGGGATCTGTTTGTTCTCTGCTGGTATAATAATTCGGAAGTACATTTTCAACAGACTGACTCACATCATACGCCATTTGTGTGATAGCATTATCCCACATACCTGACCAATCACCTCGCTCCAAAGAAGTAGCTAAAGCAACAGGCAGTTCTGCAACACCTGTAACAAATGTAGTGCCAAATAACACAGCACCTTTTGCTATACCGTTAAAAAGTTTTTCAGCACCAGTCTGTTCTTGTGCTCGAAGTTCATTTAAATCGTAAAGTTGACTTGGTGCCCACGCACGTTTATCGAAACGGCTTTCACCATAATCTTCAGGAAGCTCTATAGTTGTAAGATTTTTAATTCCTCTAGGAGACCACATCATTTGTTGAGCTTCACCAAATGTAATAGGTCTTATATTTTTAATAGTAGGGTTATCAGGAAGAGGCTGACCATTTACTCGACCAGCCTCTCTGTTTTGCCCTTGTTGTGTATTTAAACCTGTTAATGTTGCCATTTTTTTATTTTATTAATAATCCAAATATGCACCGATACCCATTTGTTCAAGTGCTGCAGCTATTTTTTCATTAGTTCCGGATTGTCCAGGAGTTCTTGTATTTGCATGATCAATTAACACACTGTTTAAAAGGCCAAGACCAGCCAAAGCTTCGTCATTCATACCTGCTGCAGCGTAATTTTTCAATTCTTCTGCATATTTTGCAGCAGTAACTGGTTTTAATTCACCGTTAACATCATACATTGCAACAGGACTTGTATTTGGTAGAAAAGCTTCTGGTGTAATAGTTCCTTGAAATACCTTGTCACCAATTTTATATGTTATATGGAAATTTACGTTGTTTGCTGCATCAAAACTAGTACCGACATAATGTATAGACGATATGTCTACTTTTCTCATATCTTTAGTGCTCAAAAATTTACCATTATCTTTTTTGATGACAACGTTTCCATTAATTGATGCAGCAGTAATATTATTTTGAATACTATTATCTATATTATTATAGTTAGATGTAGTTACATTTGGAGATACAATATTACCTAGATAACCTTGTGTATATGTTTCTAACGGTTTATCATTAGGTTCTGGTTCATTATAATGCCATTTGCCTTTGTCGTCTTGCCAACCTATTTGATAAATTCCAAGTTTAGTACGATGTACAAGTTTATAATTTGTATCAAACATTTTATTGTATTCTTTTAAATCAGATTCTAATTCTTCATTTGGCGCAACCAGTTTTTGTCCAGTGAGACGTGAATTATCATTAACCCAAGATTTTTTGTTGTCAACATCTTTAATAACTTTACCAAATTTACTATTAAGCCATTCTTTTTTGTCTTTTATTTCTTTTATGGAATATTTGCCTACAATAGTAGAAAGGTCTTTAGGAATTACTTGTACCTTTGGTGTTAGAGAACCTGGAGAATTTCCGCCAGAACCACTGCTATTTTTTATAGAAGCAGCAACCCAAGGATTCTGTAAAGGTTTCATGTCAACATCCCTAACAAATCCAGCATCCATACCACTAAGAACATATTCTGCAGCTCTTGTTTGGTCATTCGGTGACAATGCGTCAACACCCTCAGAAGCAAGTAAATTATTATAAAATTCTGTGAGACCTTGAAATTTACCTGATGCAATCAATGTCCTTGCTGCAATCTCAGGAGGAAATCCTTTTTCAGTAATAAGATTATAATAAGTGCCTTTGAACAATTTACCTTCTTCAGTATTAAAATAACGCGACGATATATTTTTAGCAGCATTCATAGCTTTAGTATATAATGCATTACCACTGACATTATGTAATTCAGGCCTGTTGCCATAAAGATAACCACTTAAAGGTTTGGACATTGGGTCATCTCCCAAAAGACTAGGATCAGAAGCTTTCTGTTTGCGCCATACTTCAGAATCACTTGTCCTTGCTGCAACAGCTTCTGCTATTGGCAAAACATTCGTATTATATGCTCTTTTGGCATTTAATAAGTTTGATGTGTCTTTATTTGACAATCCTTGCATCATAGCATCTCTACCAGCCAACAAAGCTTCTTTGTATATAGAATACATCTGCGCTGTTTTAGGATCACTACTGGCTTGTGCTTCAAGTAATGCTGCTTTGGAATCCATATCTTCATAAGATTTTTCAAGTTCATTCCATCTTGATTTATACATTGTCAAAGGAGCTAACAAATCTTGTAAAGAATAAGGATCAAATTGAGCAGCTGTAGTTGTATAATATGCCATTATCCATTCTCCTTTCCTTTGTTAGTTTTATTATAATAAAGAAGATTTGCTAACATATCTTGATTTATATTGCCGAAGACATCGATCAAACCAAGTCGATAAAGAACATCTTGATAACCTCTTTGTTTACCAAGAGCACCAATACTGTCATAAGCATATTTTCTGTTTGCACTGATAGTTTGAGCTCTTGCAGTTTCAGAAGCATCTCTTGCTGTAGCTTCAGCAATTTCATTCTGCATTCTTTGCTGGTCAACTGCAGCATTAAGTTGCTGATTATTTGCAATAAGTTGATCTCTTTTAGCATTAATTGTATTGTTAATTTGATTTACAGCACGTCTTTCAGCAGCTGCTGCCTGTTGTGCTTGCAATTGTGTCAAACCATATTGTTTTGATGTTGTATTATATATACCTAAAGCATTCTGCATCTGTGATGTCCTATTTGCAGTTGCTCTATTTGCTCTTTGAAGTTCAGCAGCTTGTGCCATTTGCATATTTGCAGGCAAGTTAACATCTATAGGCTGATACTGTTCATAAGACATAGTAATGTCAGGAGAATAATATCTGATATTTCTTCTTGCTCTACCAACAGCATCTGCATACCTAGTGTCAGGCCTGTTTGTAAGACCAAGAGAATCAGTAATCATTTGTGCAGTATTTGCATATACGGGTAATTCATGAAGATAATTACCTATAATGTTATCATCATTGTCGTCATCATCGTTATCTTTTTTAGACGGTCTTAAACTCTCTAGAGGCTCTTCTTCAACTTCTTGTTCTATCGAAGGTTCAAGTAGAGGAGTATAATTTTCATAGTTATCATAAGGTGTGTTAAACAATGGTTCTGACGGAAATCTTAAAGCTTCCGAACCTATGGGATCATAATATCCTACACCATTACCTAAGTCAACAAATTCAAATTGACCTTGATATCTTGGTGGAATACCATCAAGATTCAAACCATATTGTCCTTTATGCCAACGGCTAGAATTTCGTGCAAATTGGGCCTTTTTCCTCATAGCTGGAGAATAATTCTCAGGATTTGCGAGTACTTGACTGGCAAAAGCTTGAACACTTTTACCGTGTTTTTTTGCAGCAGCAGTAAAAGTACCACGCTTGGATTTCTTTATATGAATTTTACCACCGGATTCAAACATTTCTTCCTGTGGTATTTCCTGTTGCGTGGCATTTTGAAGCAGTGCCGCTTTTTCTTCGTCAGATAAAGAATTTACAAGTTTTGCCATTTCATGTTGTTCTTTTATCTGTCTGTCATATGCTTGACCAGCTCGAGCTCTTTCTGCCATAGCATAAAAGCTGTTGTTACTTATGAAATTCGAAGTGCCTCTAGGCTCCATTTCCTTTTGAAGGTCTTTGATAATGTCAGCCCAAGACCAACCGATATATTTTTCATCAAGATGATTATTTGTTATAGCTGTCTTTGAAGCTTTGAGTTTGTTGCTGAATATTTCGTTATCGTTTTCAACACCGGGAAATGTAACTTTAACTTCACCTTCTTCAACGAGATTGGGTACGTTATCAGCAGCGATACCTTGTGGTATTCCCCCCAAAGGATTTGTTTCATGAGAACCACCAGTATTAAAGAAATTTACACCATTGGAGCCTTCCATATCACCACCAAGTGCAAAAACATTTCTTAACTGGTTTCTTGTATTTGTTCTTGATATGTCTGTCATTTGATCATTAATGTATTCTGTTTGTCTAGCATTTGCTTTTGCTATCTGTTCGTTTTGTTTATATACGTTTCTTTTTATTTGATCGTCTCTTAAACCAGCACCTATTAAGTGTAATCCTGCATCAGCTATTGCTACATAAATGTTCCCAGTCTGTATACCTTCAGCAAAACCTTCTGCAGTAGACGACAAAACATTTCCAAAAGTCTGTAAAGAACTAGGACCTTTCACGCCTTGCTGATACATGTTTGGATTTGCAACATCATATAAGGTAGCAATATCATTTATATCAGAAACATCACGTATATTGTTGTCAATACTCTGCAAAGAGTTGTTTAAAGCATTTTTGTTTGAAAACAATGCACCAATTGAATAATCTGTATTAGCATTAGCTATAGCTTGATTGTCAAGCGTTTCTGCATATTGCTGGTCAATGAGATCACCAAAACCAGAAGCTGCTTGTTGACCTAGTTGCCAACCAAATTTTGTTGGTTTTGACAGGTCCTTATTATATTTTTTATAAAAGTCTTCTAAAGCCATAAAATTTATTTTTTACAAAGATACAAAAAAAATTTCATTCTTGCAAATTTTATATAAAAATAATTGGGATAATAAATACTTTTACTATCCCAATTAACATTTATTTTATGTCATAACTGACTACAAAATCATGAAATACAGCTCTGTTCAAAGCAACACCATTAGGAATGGAATCGTCAATATTATCATTTAACAATTTTATATAACAAAATGGACTTCTGATTCTATCACGACTTACATATATATTGTCATAAGAATCTTTATACGAAGCTCTTGGAATAATAACTCTCCACGTATTGAATTTACGTTCAGCTTTCCAAGGATAATAATTATTTACAGAAGTGCCATCAATATAAAATTCATTGTAAAACTGATATCCGTTCCAAACAGATATTTTGTTAAACAAATGCGTATTTATCGCTGCATTGTTAGAATTATCTTTTGCTGGACCGGTAGCATTATACAAATCACCATTAAATTCTATATTGTTAAATATCTTATCAAGAATAGAATTATTTTCTCCGTCACTTGCCAAAGTGATCCAATATGGTTTGTTCTCATTAAAGAATGTTGAATATGTATTGCCTTCACGTAATGTGTAAAACGATCCTTTAAACACAACACTACGCTTGTCGATTGATTCAAGACTTATAACACCATTATAATCATAAAAAGATGTAAACGAGCCTAACAATTCATTCCAAGCAAGACATGTGTCTTTATTTATAAAATACACGTCTTTGCTTTGCTTGTCATAATAAGTTTTAAAATTGCCGAATGTGTTGGGAGTCCATACTTTTTCAGCATTTTTAAGAGAATTAAACATAAACGTGCTAAGACCTGCTTCTGTGGATATAGGTCTTAAGGATTCACCATATAGATTTATTTCATGTCTTGTATCATCAATGAAGAAAATACCGTTTCTCGTATTGCATACTGACCATTTGTTTTGGCAACCGACAGTTTTTGTAAGATATGATATTCCTGTAAACTTATTAGAATATGCAAGTTCCAATGGTGTTCCATTATCTTGTGTAAGTATTAATTTTTCATTGAAACCTACAAAGCTTAACGCATGTTCTTGGAACATCAACAATTGATTCTTAAAAGACGTCAACTTCGTTATAGCACCAAAAATGCCATCAGAGTCAGCAACATTTGCCAATGTGACATTTGTCCATGTATCAATGTCTTCTCCTGTGATCTTTGTCTTTGTCCACGTAAGTTGGTTTGAAAATGTATCTATCGTTGCAATATCAGGATCAATAACTTTGCCTATAAAGAAATTGTCGGATTGTGTGTATATTTTATTTATGACATTAAAATTGGCATTATTCACTATAGTATTGTCTGTCAAAGCTCTATTAATGTCGCAACGGCCATCAAGATTGATTCTGGTTTCACACATGAATGAAAAGATATCGACAATTTGGTTTATATCTTCAGTAGATCTGGGATATGTTTTCAAACAATCATAACGCATATAATAAGTATCACCCTCTGTATGATACATTGTAAGTCCGTTTTGCCCGAAATCTTTAAGATTATATGTAATGCTACAAGGAATGTAATTATTGTTGAGCAGTGCAGTTTTGGTATTGCCGCCAAATCTTTGCTGAACGTTATCCCTATAAAGCTCTGCAAGCAATACGCTATGTGGTTCACTTGGTATGTTTGTAAGCTGCGTATTCAACAACAAGACACAATGTGGTGTTGATTTATATGTAACCCTTATCGGATCGTTAGAAACACCTATATAAGCACCTTTAATTTCATCTATAGTTCTATATTTCCAATCACCATATTTGCCTTGATTGTTTATACGATAAGCACCTGTAAAATAATTAAGTATTATTTTATTTTTCTGTACCGCACTTGTAGCATCATGAACATTGTCAGGTGCACCTGTACCTGTAGGATTCAAACCTTGATATTCAAATATAGGACATACATGATTTTTGATATAATTTTTATCTGAACTTTTATAATCCACAGAAGATATTGGTGTAAGCAAATCTACATTGCCGAAATATATTTTATCTTCAAGCTTTATAGGTATGTTTTCTTGGGAATCAAAAAGTTTTAAAGTTCTGGCTATGTTATCATAATTTGAATCATTATATACAGTATTATCTGAAAATCTAAGTGTACTCCACACTTTTGATTTTATGATAGAAGATTCGGTAATGTTACTTTCTATGTCACTACCTCTGACATTTATATCAATTTTAAGATCTCCCATATAATTGTTCAGATATTTCCTTTGAAAAGGATAAATATCATAATTATATGTAATGGCAAATTCTTGAAAATTTTTATTATTGTTAAAAGATCTCTGCACATAGTTAGAATTATAAACATCGATGTCATTCCAATAGCCATAATTGTTAGGCTTTGGATTCCATGAAAATCTATTTGGTGGAGGAGAATTAGGATCAAAATCATAAAATCTCTTTACCGTGGATTTATCAATAAAACCGTCACCTTTATTCCCAAGATAATCTTCGGCTTGCTTTTCATAATCAAGGAAAAGTTTTGTAGCATAACTAGTTTGTTTACAATAACCTACAATTCTTACTTTAATGTTACTCCAATCAAGTGTTCTTAACGATTCATCAAATTCTATATCAGGTGAATGAAATGTTGCAACTTCTCGTGCAATTTGAAAGTTATATTCATCGTCTTGATTGTCAGACTGAAATTCAAAATCTTCTACACCTACATCTTCAGTTGTATTTTTATAAGGCCTAAAAAACCAAGAAGACATATAATCAGGAGAATGAACATTTCTGTATTGTTCGTTATAGATTGTAGGACAAAGTACACCTTGTGCCAATATTGTTCTGTCAGAATTATCCGGAAAACAGCACACAAGTCTGCTTTTAATATAGCCTTCACGTATAAGCTTCATTGCAATATCATCTGGTAGAATATAACGAAAAACACCAAAATTTTCACCAAAAGAAGAGTATACAGGTTTAGTATTATTCGTATAGTCACCAAGATATTTTACATCAGACCAATTACCTTTATTATCTTGAAACTGAATACCAAATCTATACGTTTCCCCGGATTTAAATATTTTAGGACTCTGTGTATTGTCCAATTGGTTTTTCCAACTATAAAATTCATTTTTATCTTTTGTAGAAAATTCTATATATTTAGAATCTTTATATGATGAATCGTTGACAAATCCTGGGACTATATGTCCAATAGGACTTAAGCCTATGCCCCAATCAATATCTGTAAGGTTATATTTCTTTTCAAACTCAGCAATGCTTTTGGTTTTTAATGTAAGATTACCAAAAAACAAAGTGTTGTCTTTTTGTTCAAAAGTGTCAGCTGTAAATTCTTTGCCACCAACGTAAAGCAAAATGGTAGGATCTATAATTTCACCTGAAATATTACCGTCAATAAACGTAACAATAGGACTGATAGGTTTGTCTTCGACAATCCTTACAACAGGTGTAGCATTGTCAGATGTGCGTAATATTGAATATAATCTTATATGATCAAAACCGTTCTGTGTATCACATTGCGAGACAGTTATTTTAAAACAATCTCCAGAAAGTTCGTTGTCTTTAAGACCTCTATTGTCTATAGTCGGGTACAATAACGTTGAAGACCATACGATATTGCTTTCCTGACCATATTTGTTATAATAAGTTATTGCGTATTTTACAGTACTCGGAGGAAATTGTCCGTTTAAACCTTTTACTTTTTCTATAGAGACTTTTTCGTTGAGAGATACTGTTCTTACAAAATCAAATTGTGTATTGTTTCCATTGATTATATTACCGACAATATTTATCATTCTTGGTTGATTGTAATTGTCAATCCAATATACTTTTTGAACAAGTTCATTTTCATAATAAGGTATTGTCTCAAATGGATGATTTACATCAAAATTAAGATTTCCTTTATATAAAACTTTGCCTTTTAAAACATCTCCTTCAAACCATACGTCAAAAATATAATCATCATTCCTAAGCTTGCAAAAACAAACCATAACATCGTTTATTACAGATGTGCCAAGCATTACAACAGAATGAGTATCCGAGGTAAAATCTTCATCAAGTTCATGATAATCAGCATAAGTTGTATCTTCCCAAATAACGTTATGTTGTAATGTACCTTGTTCAGTAGTCCACACAGCAGTAGTGAAATCTTTATCTGCAGTAAATCTGAGGTTCTTTATTTCATGAGCATATTTACTGGAATTACCAGTACCTATAAGATTATCCTGTCTCATACCGACAGGACGTATGAGTTGTTTTTCTGCAGCCATATTAATGTAATCTTAATGTTGATTGTTTTACAAGATTTTTAAATCCGTTTTTATGATCGGACTGAGGCGTAAGTAAGCTGTTAAGCATTCTTGCAATACTTTCAATCTGATCAGTACTCGGTGTAAGTAATGCATTATGTGCCTGCAAAGCATGTTTTTCATATGTGTCTTTTATTTCACCATACACCTGGCCAGGTATCCTGCCTAATTTAAATTGTTCATATGCATTTTGATATTCCACATAATCAACCAACGACCTTATGAAAGCAGGATTGTCAATTATCATAGGATAACCGTCTTCGTCAGTTTTATAGGCTTGGTATGAAATCAAAATATTGCCTTTTTCAATACTGGTGTATATAAATCCGTTTTGCAGTTTATACGTCTTTACAGAGTGTCTTTTTGAGTCGGTAGGACCAAATGTACTCAAGTCATAAACAAACACGTCAGAAGGCTTATTTTCGGCCTTGTCGTTGATTATTTTGACTTGATTCATCTCATAAAAATCGCAAGGAAGTTCACCACGCCATTTGTTTATTTCGATAACGGATTGTTTGTCTTCAAATACAACAGGACAACCCATAATGCCCATAAATTCTACAGCATAGTTCATAGCCAAATCTTCAGTCATATTGTAATTAAACTGACTGGCCATAATGCGGTCCATAACTTCCTTAAAAGATATAAATCTATGGTTCATAATATATAAAATCCTTTCTTTTTATTCTTGAATGTAATTTTTTCTTAAGCGTGTTGCTTATAGCAAACATATAATACTGTCTGTTATGAAAAGTATTACCACCACTGTTATACATTATTTTAAAACATTCGGAATTCATAAGTTTTACCGTAATGTTATCTTTCATAGCTTGTTTGTTTTCATACCAATAACGCAAAGTTTTCGGAAAATTTATCTTTGTCTTACTGGGATTGAAATCCTTAAAATAAAATATTGTAAGATGACCCATATTATAAGGAAACGTAAGAGTGCCTTCCATAAAAAGCTTATCGGAATATAATTCATTTATTCTGCGTATTACTTTTGAGAACACATTATCTTTAACTTTCCTGAAATATTTGTCTTTTTTTTGAATCTTTCTTATAATCTCCCTTGAAAATACTGAATACCCTTTGCCATTTCTGGGTCTGCTATGAATTTTGCTTAAGAATTCAAAAAATGTTTCATTGTTCTCTATTGTTATTTGCATTAGGCCTAATCATATTTTTAAAACTATTTGTGGTATAACGTGTTATTGCCTGAGCTAATTGATCTGTACTGTCATAAGCATCGTTATCAGTATCCCTAAGTCTCCAAGCACCACCAGTTATATCATTTACAACCAATTGTATAAGACTGTTAACAAAAGCATCCTCTAATGGGAATTTTGTATCAAGATAATCACAGTCCATACATTCACCGGTTTTTGCAACATCAAGAATATCGTCAAAAATACCAGTAATACAAACTTTGTCAATAAATGCAATGTCATGGCTATTGGATTTTATGTATAGATAGTTGTCTGGGCCTATTGTGACATATTGAGTTTTGTTTGTAAAACGTGAATTTCCAGTATATTTATATCTTTGATAAGGTACATAGGAAAATTTACCGTATTGAAATCCAGCAGAAGGACTCACGGTAATGGTACCTAACGGTAAAATATTAGGGATTGGCTCGACACTCTTTAATGCGTTATCAACACCACAGATGTCGTCATCAGTTGGAACAACATCTATACAAATAGTCTGATAATTAGATGCAGGTATTGTCTTCTTTAAATTAAGATACTGTGAATTAATTATATAATTCCTATATTTACATGCAAGAAACAATATGTGGTCTTGATTGAAATTTGAATCGTCACTGATCGTCTTGCTTAAATCAGTAATGATATATACCAATTCTCTAAAAGTCATAATTGTAAATTTTAAAATGCAAATATACTAATTTTTTGTGAATTACAAAAACTAAAAACTAATTTATGTATAACAAAAAAAGGGAAACAGGTTTCCCCATTTCCCTAGAATATAACAACATCAATTTAGAAAGTTACATTGTAAATCACAGTATCGTTTGCAGAACCAGAGACACTCGTGCCATTGGCATTGGCAACGATACGATTGGCTGCAGTAGTACTGTCGTATATAATGTTCTTCAAAGTATCGAGACTTGTGCAAGCAAAAGTAAGCTCTTTCTCAGAATTCTGATTAAGCATACCCTTATCCTGGAAATAATACTTGATATCCAAAATATAATAGTCACTGTTCTTGTTGGCAATCATCTCCGAAGGATTGATATCAGGATAACCCATGAATCCATAAACATCAGCACGACCTTTCGAGAAGAAATATTCCATATCGGCAACAATATGACCATTCGGAAGTGCCGTACTTAAATCAGGATCCGGATCAAGATATTTGATAAGACCATCTGCACGTTCAGTAAGTCCTTCAACCCAATCAGTCTCTTCGCCACTGACAGTGATAGGATCAAAACTGACAGTCATGTCAAGGCCAAGACCATAATAACCTCTGACAACGTCAATAACAGGAGCTTCCTCAACAATGGTAAGAACGTTACCAAGAGCAACTGCAGTTGACACAGCTGATTTTGTACCAACATTGGTAACAGTAACATAGTCACCAAGTTTCTTACCAGAAAGGTTTGTAATATTTGCAGCGGCAAAAGTGGTGTTCAAAGTAGAAGCAGTACTACCAGAAGCATACTTTATTGCAACGCTCAGTACACCAGTAGTTGTGTTAAGACTTGCAGTAACAGATTCCGTAGAATCAGAAGCAGTTGTCACGCTTACACTCTTGACATTGTTATCCAACACACTGGCAAGGCTGATACCACCGACAGCACCCTCAGCATTTGCATCGCTGTAAGCCTTGATAGGTTTCCAAGCCTCGGTCTTAAACTGTTTGTTGATATTGGCAGCCATAGCCTCATAAAACTTCTCAGCAGTATTGGTTGCACTGGTAACATGAACAACAGCGTTCTTATAATATCTATCGTTCTCACCAAAGCCGAAAACATTTCTAAAATCAAAATTGATAATGTAATCCTCACCGACAACAGGTGCACCGCTGTTAACATTACTGTCAAGAACAACTTTCCAGGTCTTCAGAACAAGGCCTTTAGGTTTCGAGATACGGATATCTCTTATGCAACCTTTGTCAATCTTGTCAGTGACAAACTCAGTACCAGCAGAATTGTCACCATAACGCTTGGCGTCAATATATTTTACATAAAATTTGTTTGCGGCTGCACTTACTTTAGGAGTAGCCGTGTGAGTTGAATCGACAACATAAAATTGTCTTAATTGGTTTTCACCGTAAGTCATTTTAAATTAAAGATTTAATTAAACAATAAGTTAATTTTTATAATCAGCATAAGCTAATTTAGCAGCTATTTGAACTATATCTCTATGTACTATAGGATTAAGCTCACAAGTCCAATCAGAATTAGAATCAAATGCTATTCCGTCAATAACATCGTTTGTGGAACAACCAGATAAAAATATAGGTCTTGGTTGTTTTATATAACGTAATAAATAATAATCTATGTTATTCTTGTCTGTACATACTATTTCAGAATATTTGTCACCGTTATTTGAAATGTCAAGTCTTAACGCTCTTCGATCATTAAACCTAAAAGGGTTGCCATAAATCCTGTAAAACTCATCATGAGATACAGGTTGTACTTCCAAGGAATGACCTTTCATGCATTTTTTGGCGTTTTTATTCATAAGTATGGTTTCGAATACAATGTATTTGACATCTTCAGGTAACTTAAAACATACAGAATCAGGACATATATTCACAATACCGGATGAGGTAGTGTATAACTTTTTTGATATTACTATTTCCGAAAGTTTCTTTCTAGCTTCTTCTGATTTTTCATACTCTGCATAAACAGAGTCTACAAACATATGTTCGGCCCTAGTAAGATATACAGATATTTCATAATCCAATAATCCTGGGGCTTGGTTTGAGGAGAGATTGTTGTAAAAAAGATTAAACTCCTCACGCATTTCATTACAAGTCATCTAGGGCAATTATTTATAATATTTATTTAATTTGTTTTTGTAAACTGAAAAGCAAATCCTGATTTTTAGGATCAGCAATATAAGCAGCAGCATTGTTCAATTTGGAATCGCTACCAGGATTTGCAAGAGGACTATGGTCTTCCTTTATGTAATAAAATCCGTTGATTTCAGAAATAATACCTTTTTCAACGCCAGTACAGATAATAACTTTATAATCTAAAAGTTTATCCGTAAGAATTTCGTGCATTCTGGTAGTATCTCTCTCAAGTAGCGACAACACCTTGGCTTTTAAAAGCTCAAGCTTAGTGTTCGAAGATACTCTCTTATGTTCATAAAGATATATGATCGTTCTCAATGCATTTGCAGAATCTTTATAATTTCCAAAACTTTCATAAGTCTCATATTTCATATCTGCCTGTCTGCCAGTAGCAGCAGCTTCCTGATCTTCATTTACAAGTACAAACATGTATGTATTTTTTGGGCTATCTTCCAATTCTTTGGTACTTGGACATATAAGATTGGTATTTGCAAGTAGGATTTTATATTTAAAATAATCTTCCCATTTGTTAAGATGCAGATGTGTATCTATCTTTGTAAGAACGACAGAATTTACACAGTTTTCTTTACTCGAATCCCAATAATTGTCTGTAGGCTTATAAACGCTTAAAGCACCATCAGGAAGGCCTAAATACTGTTCGAAGAAAGCTTCCTCGTTATCGTCAAAAATACGTACAAGAGAACCGTTTCTGTCCCTAGGAACAGTAAATACAATTTGTGATGTTTCCGCAAGACCACCAAATAATGGATTTCTTGGGTCATCAACAAATCCTCTTTTTTTCAAAATTAAACGTACTGTTACTTCTTCATTTTTAAGAGGATTATAAATAGGTTCCTCTTTAACCTTTTTTATTGTCTTTTTATCTTCCATTGTTTTTCTCCTTAGTATAAAAAGGGGAGATCACTCTCCCCCTTATATATTCATTTTTAAGCAGGAACCATACCAGAAGGTAGATAAGCCAGACATCTGGTAGGATCCAGAATTAAAGCACCTAACGTAGTCATTACGTGAATCTCTGCACTATCTTCATCGTAATTGATTATGTTATTGTTAGTTATACCCCACGGATTTCTTATGCCGATACGATATTTGAAAGTGTCATCTGCATTTCTAAGTTTGCAGAGGAACATGTTAGGTTCACTCGAAGTGCCAAGATCAAAAATGTAATAAGCATACGAACTTAAAACACCTTGATTATTCGGACCAGGAATCTTGTTTCTCTCTCTGTCGTCCAACGAAGGATCAACAATGAATTTCAAAACAAGACCGTTAGGACCACGCCACTCAGTAAACTGTGCACCATAAGCCAACGAAGTCTGATGAGCAGGATTCGAGGTCTTCTCGATGATACCGAGATTGTCACCATTGAAAGTGAACGGAGCAGACCAACCATTGGTCTCCTTGCGGATTGCCTCGTTAACCTGAATCATACCTCTCTGACCAGTCAGAACGACAAAGTTACGCTGGTCCATAGGAACATTACCCTGTTCACAAATATTGTAAACAGCATTTGCAAGCCCTTTGATCGAGAAATTAGAACCATAGTTGTTGTAGAAACTGGTGTTACCATACAGCATCTGTGCAAAAAGGCCATCACCTACACGTATGGCATTACCAGATTTACCAAAGTTCATATAAGCACCGTTAGAATTACGGTTGCTTCTCGAATAAAGTCTTGCTCTCTCTTTCTCACGCTCCCACTCCTGCATGAAGATCCACTCTTCATTAGAGAACCATGAATTAATAACTGTTTTCTCTTCTTTACCTTGTGCATTGATTCTAATAAGAGGAATACTGACATCAAGTTTTTGCTGTCTGTCAGCAGCACCAGTAAACTTGTTGTACTTACGAATAGTAGTCCATTCATTTCTCATCGAAGTAGGAACAGCCTTTCTTATGCCGCCCACTTTTCTACTGAGTTCGTTCTCCACAGGAGCATATTCCCAACTGAATCTTTCACCAGGCTGAAGACGTTCTGCAGGGCAACCAGTCTCTTGACCATACATAAGTTCACAAGTATAGACTGCAGTATTTCCTTCCATTGTAGGATCACCGAGAATTCTAAATTGATAATACTCGTTAAGCTCTCCTACGAGGACTTCACCATCGGCGAAATAGTTCTCCGGAAACACAAGCTGTATGATAGCACCGCCTTTACCATAATTCTGACCATCATTGGTAATGACAGCACCATCTTCATCTCTTGCTTCAAGTAAAGGAATATTTTTGTAAGTAGAACCAATAAGTTTCCACGTATACTCATCATCAGTGTCAAAAACTCTTTCCTGAGTAAAGTCTCTCAGAAATGTACTAAACAGCCAACCATTGTTAGCAGTGAACATTCTGGTTACTATATCACTCATTTGTACAGGAGCCTTGCCAAAGATTTCTGCAACGTGCTTAATCTTAGATACACCAGGACCCATGGTAAAACCAGGTCTCGGTAAATAATGATTTAATTGACCCATTTATATATAGTTTAAAAATTAACCTAAATTCCAAGAATATATATCAATAGGTTCATTGTCTGCAGTCACACTGTTTCTTAATTTGAATGAACCGTCTGAATTCCTCGAAGTATTGTCAATCACATTGGATAATCTGTCAATACCTTTTTTGACTTCTTTTTTAACAGGTCCCTTAATAAGGTTATCTATTTTCTTAAACCCATCTGTAAGCACATAGAACATACCCACTGTTTTGTAAAAGTCTGTAGGATTCTCTTTGATATATTTTTGCAATTTCGTCATAGTGTTGCCATTTTCATCCCTTTCACTGGGCTTTGAAACAGCTTCATATATCTTCTGACGTGTCGCTTTATTAATGTCAAGTTGCTCAAACATCTCTTTGTCGTTAAGGATTGAATCTTTAAGCTTTTTTGCCTGTTCCTCAACTGCCTTTTGATGCTTTGCATATTCAGCTTTAGCATTTGCAACTTCATCATTATAAGCTTTGTTATAATAACGCTTACAAGAGTCCAAAGCCTTTTTGGCATCTTTGACATCATTGCCTTCAGAAAATGATCTTTCAACCATATCCTGAGCTTCTTCATCAGAAAAATTCCTATTGATATAATTCTGATATATAAGATTACGTCTTATGTTTTCAGCTTCATCGTTCTCTTCTTCTATTTTTTCCTCGGTAATAGAGTCAAGAAATTTAATCGTGTTTTCAAATCTCTGTATTGCAGGAATTTCCATACGATATTTCAAAGCTTCATCTATACGTCTTGAATGTTCATCAAGTCTGTTTTGAACTTCCTCTTCAAAAATATCAGCAAGTTCTTCAGTAGTCTGTATAGCTTCAAGCCTTTCCTTATCATGAGTTTGAAGAACACCTACATCCATAAGAGCTAGAGCAATGGAAGAATTATTATTAGGAGACTCCGTAGTTATGGGTTCAGTGTCCTTCGTCTCATGTATTTCTCCATTGTCTTTCTCATTGTCTGTTGTTTTCTCTTCTGAAGACTCTTCAGTTTCTTCAGAATTAGGATTGTCATTGTTTTCATTATTGTCAGTTTCTTCGGAGTCTTGCACATCTCGGAACATTTCTTCGATTTCGCTGTCGTTAAGAAAACCTAAATTTACAAATTCTTCTTCCATAAAATTTCTCCTAAAATTTTTTTGCAAAAATACAAAACTTTTTCGTTAAAAATCAAACAAAAAGAAAAATTGTCATAAAAAGAAAAGTATTTTAATTTAATATAAAACAAAAAAGGAGAATGATTATATCACTCTCCTTAAAACAATTAATTATTTGTTTCTTCTTTTGGATATACACATTTTACAATGTCGTCATCCACTTCCCTATAAGCACAGGACAATTTTGTACATACAATAGCTGTCAATTGAATAAGCTTGCTATTGATATTTGCAATCTGCCCTTTCAGTTGAACATTCTCATTGACAATACTTTCTTGATTTTTGAGAACTTCGTCAAGTCTTTTGTTTGTGGATTCTGTGAGTTTTTCATAAAAATCCAGAGATTTGTCCATATTGTCAATATTGTCGCTGTCTGTTTCGGCTTTCAATTTGGCAATTTCCCCATTGTATTTTCGTTTTGTCAATAAATGGGCAACTACGGAACTGATTATAGCTATTATAGCTAAAATAATTTCTACAAAATTAAATTCCATTTTATAAAATTAAATTAATACCTGCATAAAAATTTACCTGCTTCAGGAAACAATAACATTCCTATATTTCCTATCATGTATGAAACATCTTCTCCTGAAGGCGCTATACCATAATACTCTGCAATAAAATCAGACAAATGATTCAGTTCATGAATCATCGTATTAAAAAATTCACCACAAGAAGTTGTTTCAGTGATCACGATAACAGCTTTTCTGGAATGTTTGTTTACGACAGTAACACCTTTGTTCAAATAATCAGTATTTAAAAAATTACAAGTTTTGTATATCGATTCATAACTGAAATCATTCAATCTCATAAACAATTCCAGTTCGTCAATATATTCTCTGTTAAAATCATAATATATTCTTAAATACCAATCGTAGTCGTCAATATAAACATCATGACTTTCCATTAAATGAGCCCTTCCCAATCAATAGGTTCTCCTTTCAGACAACAATCGGAATAAAACCTATTGAATATAAATCCATCAACTGCATCTGGATCGTCAACCATGTCTTTAACAAAAAGCATTTTGTGCATCTCGTCTACAATGGAAGAACCTAAGAAATCAGCTTCACACATGCTGTATACATAACAACCGTCATAAAGACAATCATTATCAAGCTTTATATTGTATTGCTGACACTTGTTTTCAAGAGTTTCTTTTGAAATAGGTTTTATTTTTGCACCAGATTCCTTATACATCATAGATACAGCCCACTCATACATCTTTTTGTTAAAATGTTTGCCGTAATTTCTGAGATATTGTTCCATATCTTCAGGTATTATATCATAATTATCTAGAGACGTCTTGGTTCTTTTCATAATTTTATATATTAAAAAAGCAGGAAGTTTTAAGGCTCCCTGCTTGAATGATTAATATCTTCTATTTCTCGGAAGCTCATCATCATAGTCATCCATATCACCATATCTATAAGAGAGCTTGCCATATTTACCTCTCATTCGCATAGAGCCACGACGTTCTGCGTAATTTTCTTTTTCATATTCCATTACACATTCCTTGGCTTCTTTCATAAGAGATATTGCTTCAGCGATTTTGTCCGAAGCGTACTTCATTACTTCAGTAGTTTCCATGATTGTCATATTATTCTTCCTTTTGTAAAGCCTTTGATAACATATCCATCATTGTACCAAGCCTGTTGTCTATGTTTGAAACTTTATCCTCAAGCTTGTTTATCTTTTCTTCATTAGCCTTTTCCTTAGCAATCTGAGGATTTAGTTCAAGAAGCATTTTCTCGCCTGATTCAACAACCTTGTTATGATAAGGGATGCTGTCAAGCACTTGTTTACTGTTTTTTATAAAGTTTTCAACTTCAGTAAGCATTGCTTCTTTTTCAGATGCAACAACAATAGAATTGTTATAATATGTTTTGGACATATTAGAAGGAAGTTGGTTAAACTTCGAAACAGTGTCACCAACTTGCACTTCTATATCTATAGTATTGTTGAATGCGTTCTGATATGTGCCTATCCTCGGTGTGGTATTTATTACAGTACCTACTTTCAATGAAGGTTCGGCACCCTTGTCCAATATATAGACAGGGCTGTTTTGTCTCAATAAACTAAACATGGCAATTACAATATTTGGATAGTGTCATTAGCACCGTTTAAAAACATAAATCTAACACCAGTACCGGTGAAATCGTCAGTTGTCATAGCAGCCCCTGTAGCGTCAAGAACTTCAACGGTATGAAAACCAAACATATCACTGAATTTAAACAACACAGGCACTGCTGTACCAGGAGCTGTAAAAGTATCATTGACATTGATATATATACCTCCTATAAAAGTTCTGAAATTATATCTTGACGGCTCTAAAGTAAAAACAACCTGAGTGTCTGTAACAGATACCGAAGTTGTATTAAGATAAGGGACGCCCAGTCTACCATTCAAAAAACGAGTATTTCCACACATAAGTACCTCCTTATGACCAATAGCCATTGTTGCCCCAGCCATAGTTGTTGCCATAATAGAAACCACCACTGACATAGGGAGTAGTATTAACAGCAGTCAAATTAGGCCACTGCACAGGAACTGTGTTAGGCATGGAAGCCTTTATGCTGGTAACTTCATTCTGAATAGGTGTAACCAACGATGCCACATAAGTATTTATAGCAGCAGTCTGATTTGCATTGTCTATCTGACCTTTCAAAGTCGTATTAGCATTGCTGAGAGCATCAATCTTATTCTGCAGTTCACGTTTTTCGAGATCACAGAATTTATCGTTAATCATAACACTCTGTGCAGCTATTGCACTCAGAACACTGTTGGTATTTCTATCAGCTTGACTGCCAAGTTGGTTAGTCTGCTCGCAAATAGCAAGTTTGTCCTCGCCATTCAGTTCTGCAAGCTGAAGTCTGACATTAGCGTCATGAGCTGCTAAGTTGCTCTGAAGAGCATTAGTCTGTTCAGCCATAGCCAGTCTATTGTCGCAGCAGCATTGACATAATTGAGTGCTAAGGCTCATATTGCCGCTTTGAATAGCGTTAATCACTTGCTGACCAGTAAGACCAAGCTGATTACCAATACCTAAAATATTGGTATTTACAGAATTGATACCATTCTGTACCTGGTTGGTAGAAATATTTAAAGCGTTTGCTAGATTGGAAATATCATTTGATGTTCCAGTAAGGGCATTCATAATAGTCTGTACACCATAATCGGTATTGAGCATATTCAAAGCACCACGACCATTGCCACCAAAACCAAAACCACCAAAATTACCACCAAATATTGCAAACAATATGATCAGAGCCAGTAAACCGTCACCGCCACCTAAAAGGTTGTTGTTGTTAAGGGCAGCAAGAGTTGCAGCATCGACGCCGTTGTTTCTTAACATCGAAATTATCGGCATCAGACTGTCATTGGCTCCACTTGGAAAATTGTAAACTTGAGTTGTTTTCTCTGCATCCATAGTTTTAAAAAATTAATTGTAAATAATTCTTGAAAAGCTTTTCGAATACAAAGATACAACAAAAAGTTTTAAATACCTAAAGTATGTAATTCTCTTATAAAAACTTGAAAACCAATATGTGTTTTTTCTTAATCTAAAGTAAATCCGTGTTTATTTATTTTTCCGGATTTTTTGCTGTATTCCAAGATGTCAGTTTTAAGCCATCTAAGTGTAGAATAACCAGATTCCTTAACACCTTGAGGAATTTCACCTTTATCAATTAATGTTTTAAATGTTTTAGGACATACACCTAAATATGTATATGCTTTATAAGCAGTAACATATGGATCATATAATGTATAAGGACGCAATGCTTTTATAGCCCTTTCAAATTGCACTTCACTCATATTGCAATTCCCTGAATGTATTTTATCAAGTATTGCAGTCAAAATGTTTTCTAATATTTCTTGCATGTCTTTTAAAATAGATAAACAATATCATAAACACACCGGCAATTATATAATGTAACATCATATAATAATATGTATCTATAGGTATACCATATACAGAGTCTATAAAATTTATTATATCACTTATAGCAATATAATATAAAGGTATTCTATGATAAAGACAGAATTTGAACAAAAAGCTGCTTATATAGATAAATAGCCAAGGTAATATAGAACACGATAATGTATAATCCATGATTTTCAATTCTATATCATAATAATACAAAATCATATTTATCAAAGAACCTATAGAAACTATATAGGGTATAACTTTCAATATTAAAAGAAATACCCTATATAAATTTTTACTTACACAGCTTTCCACCTTTTCCATAACCTCTTCCAGGGTGTACACCAGCTTTTCTCGGAACAGCATGAGGTCTGTTTCTACGAGAACTTTTTGAATCTTTTACTTTTGCCATTTCATTCATTTTTGTTTAATTTTTTCAAATGTATTTTTTAATAAGAAAAACATACCGACTACAATACCTAATATTAACATTAACCATACAGGCCACCATTGAGGAACTTTTTTTTCAACAATTTTTTCCATTGGTACTACTTTAGGAATTGTATCATGAGTTATAAGCGTATCATGAACTTGTTTTTCCTTATATTTTGTAACAATACTGTCTTTAAAAACAGTATCTCCTTTGACGTAAACGTTCACATATTCCTTTTGAAAAATAGAATCGTGGTGATAAACATCTTTATATTCAGTTTTAACAACCTCCACAGGAACTTCCACAACTTTTTCTACTGTCTTACAGCTAACTATGATGAACGGTATTAAAAAGAGAAATAACTTTTTCATCATTATTCTTTTTTAACTAATTCTGTATTTACTAAATAATAACCTTCTACCTTAGCTTCATATACACCTTCTTCAGGAATTTCTTCGAAGAATTTATATAAGTCTTCTGAATTCATCAATACGTAACTTTCAATATTTACAATTTTTGATTCTGACCTGATTTCAGTGCCGTTGACCAATATTTTCTCTATTACGTTTTGTTGAGCACCATTCGATATACCATTAAGTTTAATTTTATCAGCACTACTCATTAAGCCATCATAAGAAGATGTAACAACATTATATGATGCCCAAGGAACGCTTACATAAGCCTTGCCATCAGATATTTGTACAGGATAATTTTTACCAGTTTGTGTATATCCAGTTTTAAAACCACCAATAACATTGTCTGTAGCAATACTTATTCCACTACTAGACCATGGAACATGCACATATGCTTTTTTTGTTTCTGAATCCAGTTCAACAGCGTAATCTCTTCCTGATTCATCCGTAACAAACCCAATCTTTATACCTCCTAAAGATTCTTGTGTAGCAACATTTATTTCTTCAATACTACCCCAAGGAACATTGACAAATGGTACTCCCGCACTGTCAACTTCAATAGCATAATATCTGTTTGGTTCTCTTTGTGGAGGATTAACAACAAACCAATCACTTTTCAAAATACGTCCGTCTTGATGTATTGGCTTATTACTGTCTCGCCAACAGGCATAAGTCACGTTTTCACTGGATATGCCTGGAGAGCTTCCGATTCTTACAGCTCCTATTTCAGGTACTGGCGTAGTATGATTTGTATCATCGTTTACGTATGTTGCATGTAATTTATCCCAACGGCCACTAGCTTTCAAATAATATTCGTTTGACGGCAATAAATACATCGTTGGAGCAGGAACTAAACCAGCAACACCATGATTTATATCAGTACTTGGTTGAAATACAGGAATATTTACATTGTTATCTATTATTGGTAAAATAACATCGTTATCTAGACTTATACTTCCTATAATAGTACCTATGTCCACTGATATAATACCATCTGTTATTATTATATTTCTACCAGCTTTCACAACACCGAAAGTATCTGCAGAAGCATAGGGAACTTTAATATTATAATTTCCTCCTGTAATTATAGTGCCTAACAATAAACCATTATCCGAAAGATTGGTTATTGTAAAATCCGGTATCGATAACGCATTGATGTTTAAACCAAGCAAACCATTAGAATTTATTGTGAGATACGTATCGTCTACTATAACTCCTCCAAGTGTATCATTTGTAGCTATAGGTATATTGGAAAATTCTATATTTTGCCATGTACCATCGCTTCTTAAAAATTTTGTAGAACTATTACTTGCTGGCACTAAACCCGCATTACTACCAAATATATCGTAAGTTGTATTTGTTGCATTTAAAACGCCATCTGCTGTTATAGAAAGATTGTTGCCTACCTTTATACCACCGAGAGTATTTGGTGACGCTATAGGCAGATTAAATGGGTTTGTTTGAGCCCAATATTTTGTAAGAAAATCCAATAGAGAATCAGTTATATCAAGATATTCGCCATTAAGATCTTTAAACAGCCAATCATATAAATTTGAATTTGATGTATCATCTATAACAACAGTGTCAAATAAAGCATAAGGATAAATTGTTTGTTTTCTTTCTTCACAAGGAAGACAATCACAAAAGTCTTGTCCTGTTAATCTTTTCTTTATTGCCATGATTTATATTATTAATAAATAAAAAAATAAGTCACTTCTATATTACCTGATATAATAACAGTATGTTTCTTAATTTTAACACACTGACATCGTAAATAACTAAATGGCGATGAAGGGTAAATGGTTGGCTTTTGAAATCCACGAAAAACTATATCATTAAATGTATGAGTAACTTCATTACCCCAATCTGTATAATTTAATATATACTGATATTGGTCCGTATTTGTACAGACAAAAAATACATTATCAGGATTTGATACCGGTGAATTGTTATTTGGTTGTATATTAAAATCAAAAGTGTATTCCACATCATTTATTAAGTTAGAATTTAAAACACTTAAATTCAACATAAAGAATTGTATACTATCACTTGTAACATAATCAGGTATTAATCTTATCGTTCCACCTGGTTCAAAAACTGAGAATTTTGTTGCGTTTGGATTTGTCAAAAAACTGTTGTTGTACAAATTAGTTAAATGACTATTACTTGATGGTGTGATAATTACACATCTTTCGGGTATCTCAGGTAAAATATAAGATAAACTACTGTATTCAGTAGTACCACTGCCAACTTTAAAGTTAGTCCTGTCACTATTAAACACAATCTCTCCATTTAGTGGCACTGATGCATTAGCTGGCACTTGAGTATTATCCTCAGTATGTTCTACAGCGTGTTGTAATCTTGCATATAAAATATTTTCAGACATAATTAATTAAAATTACCATTAAGTATTATTGTTACAGCGTTGTTACCAGTTGTAGGATCAGTTGTAGTATCATTAGTAATAGCAGCAAAAGAAATCTTCTGATATTCATAAGTATTGGTTCCAGTTTGTTTTCTAAGACCTGCTGTAGCTGAAGAAGAAGCAGTAATTACTGAACCATCATTCATTACTGATTCTTTAGCACCTCCTCCATAAGGGTCTAAAGACCATCCACCGTTAGCAGTTTTTTTAAGATAACCATTGTCAGTGGAAAGAAAAGTAGTCCAACTTGGAGCGCCACTACCATTTGATATTAACAAATTATAAGCAGTACCAGCATTTAATGGTGCATAAAATGCAGGTAAATTTAAATCCTCATTAGAATTACGGATAATATTACCTAGATTAATATCTTGACCATTAAGGTTCTGTTTTAAGTTTTTAGAATATAAACCTAAATCGCCAATACCTAAAGTAGCCCATATTGGTGTACCTGCTGTAGATTTTAAAAATTGCCCATTTGTGCCAGCAGTAGTAGGAGCATATATTGAAGACCATAAAGATGCACTCAGCGGTACTAATATATCGTAATTAGTACCATTTACTATAGTCCTAGCGGAAGGAATGGCTTTCTTTGTAGCATTAACTAAACCGTTAGTTTGACTTACAGTATCTATAAAGTCAATAGATTGACCAACTGAAGAAATAGGACTGCTGGGATAATTAAGATTAGGAGTAGTCACTTGTAAAGGTCTACCATCAACAGTACCTACTTGATATGTATTACCGTTAGGTGTAAGAGTAGGATTACTGTTTACAACACTTGTGGTACCTGATACAATATCCCAATCAGTACCATTCCATATAAAGAAATCTCCTGCTTGATATGTAACATCATCTTCAGTAAATGTAGTGTCTGCAATATACATATCACCTACACTTTGGCCACTTGTAGGCAAGTCAGACCATTGGGATATTGTACCTTTGTATGTTAATGCACTTGATAATTTACTATTGACATAATTAACAATAGTCTCTACAGAAGGAAGAATAATGCCATTATCTGTAGCACCTTCAACAATAGTGGCATTACTAGGACTATAGTTACTCGATTTGACTGTTTCAACACTGTCATATATAGCTAATTTATCAACAGTTTGATTAGTATTAGTAACACCTTTAACAGGATTTCTAGCATTATTTACTTTATTTATAAGGTCTAATACAGTATCTTTAAAGTTACTCTTGTACTCAAAAGTTCCATTGAAAGGAGCACTCAAAGGAACACCAGTAGTGCTGTCAACACCCTCGGGAAGCAATGTTTCAGTACCCAAGTCATCGACAGGATATGTCATAGGCTTCTTATCGAAGTAGATTGTAACAGGCTCTGCCAAAGGATAATATGTTGTAGTACCGTCAGTAATTACAGTGCTATCATCATCATCTGTCGAGGTATAATTTCTACTTCCGACTCTTTTTACTGCATAACTATCCCCTACCTCGTCATACATATTGCCTGCACTGTGAAGTTCACCATCAGGAAATAGCAGATTACCACCTGTGTCCTTTATAGATTTAATCCAACTCAAATCCAAAGTAGACTCTTTGTAAGGCTCGTAAGTACCATTACGGTTAGGGTCAGAGAGGTTGATGCAGATGTCGTGATTGTAGACAGAACCATATACATCTGAAAAATAAAAGCGAAGACTTTTTGCATTTTCTGGAGTTGTGAATGATTGAACATTCCAAACCATCTTGCCACTCAAAAAATTATCATTTGAATCGTAGAAGCAGATATTTAATCCTTCTTCAATCGGCTGATTGCAAAAATATTGAGTATTTGGTAAAACTGCAATGCTATTTTTACTCCGAATGCGTGTACTACTTGGCATTTTCGCGCCTGTACTAGAAAAATAATATCCATTCTCCCATTCCTCATCCCACTGGTTAAATCCAACACTTTTAACACCAGTAGGTTTCAGACTAATCAACTCACCTTCGTTGTATGAATAGTAGGAATTAGGGAACATTGACTCAAATTCTGCAACAGTAGTAGGCTCGTTGCCAGCACCGAACATCTTGGTCAAATCAAAAACATTCTGCTTGTTCTTGACATAGTATTTGTGTCCGTTAGGGTCTGTGATAATTGTATCACTTGTTTTGGCTATTGCCCTGACGGCGAACCCGACGTACCGACTGCCGTTGTCCTGCGGATAGACACCACTGCTGTATAAGCCCAAGCTCCGGGCATTGCGAGCGGAGTTGAACGAAGCAGACCAGTAGTAGCCGTACGAGCCGCGGTAGTTCCAAGACGTACCATTGCCGTGGCCGGAGCAAGCAAAGAAGAGGCGGTTGCCGTTGGTCTTGCTCTGCAAGTAGAGGCCGACAATGCCGTTCACGGTCACTCTTTTATCTGTTGTATCTGATGGAATTTCAACACCATCAGCATTAATAAAAATACAATTATTAACCAGTTCTTGAAAATCCGCAGACTGAGGCGTATACCACGGTGCCCCAAGATTTGCTCGGGCAGCATCATAGGTCTCTCCCACAGGTATATTAGTAGTTAGTCCTGCACCAACAGTATCTCCGTAAGGCTGTCCATCATACCAAGGTTCTTGACTATTAACACTGCCCCAGTTATAGTCAAAAGCAGAAGTACTGATAGGATTGTGTCCTTCAATATTACCATAAGAAAAGAATGAACCTTCATATTGAAATGGACTTGCAGCAAACTTATTAGGTTGAGTAACATCAATATTGGATGTAGCCCAAAGGTTACCACTAGGAAGACCCATATCGACAAAAGTGCCTTCACCTAACAATTGATTCCACACCAAAGTATTACCTCTCAATTTACTAATCTTTGCTGTTTCCTCGCCTATGTTAATAGTTCCACCTGTCACTCGGTGGTTCCACATCGAATTGTCTGATTGTCTAACTGGTGCTTTAATATCAGCTGCTACAAGATTAGTAGACTTGTCTTTAGTATATCCAGTAATATGACCATAAGAATCAACTTCAACATTTGTAATAACGTTAAGTTCCTTTTCTCCAACAATACTCGAATTATCAATGATATTTTGGGTAACAGCTTTATGATGTACATCTTTGACATTGTTGCTAATAGTAATGTCTAAACCACTATTACCAGTATCTGTTGTAGTTATATTCTGTACAGGAGCTATATCTGTGGCATTGATAGTATAAGCTAAAGAGCCTTTTTGAATTATACCATCAGTTTCTTTTACATAATAAAGCTTTATTTGTTTATTTGTACTATCCCATTCGGCTGTAATAACAGTGTTATCTGCTACATCAAGGGCATTAATTTTACTAGTAATTGAAGGTAATGTAAATGTAGTATATTTAGTAGCTCTATTATTAGAGTCCTTAGTAATAGTTGTAAAAGTGCCACCATCAGCAATAGTCTGTGCTGTATCAGCAGTTGTAGCTTCAAGTTCAACATTTACCAAAGTATCTGTGGTATTAGTAGAAAAATTAATACCATCACCTTCTTGCACAGTCAATATTAAATCACCAATGGTAGGGGTGATAGTGGTTACACCGTTAACGGTACTTGTAGTAAGAGTAAATTTATAGAATTTAAGAACTTTTCTAGTAACACTACCATCAGTAATTGTATCAACAACTACTACACTAGCATTACCACTAGTGTTGACTACAGTACCAAAATAAGGTAATGCAGCATAAGTTGAAGAACCATCACCGATTTTAATTTTATAATTTAAAGGTGGAGTATTGCCTTGAATTTCAAGGCAGACTTCACCAAGTTTAGGAATGGTTGTTATATTATTCCAGTCATCTAAAGTCTTAGCTGCATGTAACAACCTGACATCTAATGTATTTTCAGCCATAATATTATAATTTAATCTATTATTCCTTTAATTTCTTTAATACGTCTCCAGTTATCTGATATAAGATTATAACCACCATTTTTATATACCCAAAGATAACCTGTATCTTCAGCCAAATACAACAGATTCTCATTACCAGCTACTGGAAATTTTAAATAACTTGGAAACTTTAAAAAAGCTTTGAAGTTATCCATCATAGAAGCTACGCCTTTAGGGGTAACTGCTATATTTGATGCAACATCTTGATTAGATGTAATTTGACCGTTTTCATCTATCGAAGTTATAGGAGTATCTGTCAACTTAACATGAGCAGATGTATCTTCAGTACCCTTTGTAGCAATATGTGTATCTAAATCTTCTTGTAGTAATATTATAGCTTGTTTTAGTCTGTTGTAATTACTAGAAGAAGCTATCTGTAATTCTGTAGTAGAACCATCACCGTTTACAATAGTAACTATATAATCATCATTCTCATCTATTGTATATGATATGGTTTGTATGCCACCATACATTTGGTCTCCTTTATAAAGGACGTGCTCATTGTATATAAAATATATAGTATTAGGGTCTTTTACTGGTATAGCATTAAATTTAACTCTGCTAATCCATTTAAATCTTACTTTAATCATAATGTAATATTTTAAATATCAACTTCCCAGAATATACCCAAATCATTTACATTGATAGCTAATTCATTATTGTCAGAACTGTCATAACCTACAACAAACTGGTCTGGTTGTATATCCGTTCTAATAATAAAATCAGTAAAATTTTGAGTAGTTCTATCAGTAGATACCATTGTATTGCCACTAGTGGTTGTTATAATGTCGCTATCTATGATAGTAATCAAAGAATCAGCAACATCACTACCATAAGTAAAACAAGGAATGCTTTTTTCAAATACACATTTATTGGTTGTAAGACATTTAACATATTTGTTGAGTTTTTCAACTCCTGCCTTATCAAAGAGTTTGCCAAAAGCAAGATACATACTATATAAAGTACTCACCACAAAAAGTGAGTATTTTTCTTTTGCATCAATATAACCTACTGATTTAAGAGTCTTATAATACTTGTTTATAGCTTTTAAAAGAAATTTTTCCATAATGTT